ATGAAGAAAGTAAACATTAAACTGTTTAAGCGGTTCCTGTCCTATCGTGGACTTGATAAGATGTTTCTCGGAATGTACCGTGATTACCGCTTCCCAAACAATCCAGAGGATATTGAAAAGTATTTCGAGCAGGTTGATTCGTACTTCGTGATTCAGTCCGCTTTCGACTTCAACAAACTTTCTGAGACTTCGGCTTTCAATGGTCATTTCTGGGCTGAACTCACACAGAAATGGATGAAGTACATGAAAGCACAGGCAGAACATGGCTTCTATCAAGGTGAAATCAAGATACCTCGCATACCTGTTAAGAATCCAGACGGTTCAATCCATCAATCGCCAGCGGTCAATGAACAACCTGCACCCGAACACATGCCAGAACCAGAGAGGGCCGATTTTGTCGGTCATGATTGGTCTGGCCTTAACCTCGTTCCACTGACACCTGCCAGAAAGAAAACGATGCCACAGCCTCAACCTCTGGAAATCCGCGTTTGCACAGCAAGCGAAAATACCGTTGTTCTGAGTACCCACATCACAAAGTATCTGGAGCAGTTCGGCTTGCTTACGATGGATATGCAGGTAGATAGGAATACCAACCGTCTTGTGTTCGTGTTCGGAAAGGGTCTTACCTACAATCTCAATTCGTATTCGTCCGACATCTACGCCATCACTCACAAGAATGTGATTGCCTACCTCCAGAAGTACCTCGCTATCGAGTTTGACAAGAGCAAGGTATATTACATCAAGATAAACGAAAAGATTTGGAACCACGACCATTCCAGATGTGCCGTTATCGTTACTACAACCTACACAGAGAAAGACAAATGAGAAAGTTAGTATCATTCTTTCGTAGCGTATTCGTTACAACTTTTAGAGTGTGGAAATACTACACCTTAAAAGAGTTCTTTGATAAGGGTGGGTACATCTACACTCCGATTCCTGGTGAATCTGGCAAAGAAAAGCCGTGCTACTACAAGTACAAAAACTATGATACGTTCATCACTGACTACCCAGAACTGAGGTGGCTTGTTGGCGCAAAGACAGAGTACATACTGGATGGTGAACAGGCTCGTTTCGAGGGTGTGCCAGAGCCGGGCTTTGTAGTACATGAAAAGAATCCTGCACCATACTATCCAAACATAGCACTTGCAATCCTTTGTGTCGGCTTGCTCATCCTACTGGTGACGTTGTTCTGCATCAGTACCGTTGTCGGATTCCTCTATGTCGGCACTCTGACTTCCACTGTCGGCTATATCCTGTATCGTTCAAGTAACAAGCAACCAATCATTAAGCAATAATCATGGAGCAACCTACACTGTTTGACAATGACCCTGCTCTCAGAATGAGAGACAGTAAGGGTAGGTTTGCCACCCCAGAGAGGGCAAGGGCAGATAAGGCCATCGAGGAAAACAAGTACCTGCGTCTGGAAGTCGAGAAGTACCGCCGTGCCTATCTTGCAGCAGGTTCTATGTCCGCTCGTTACCATCGGGAACTACTGGAGGTCAAGGAACAGTTGAAAGAATTGCTGAAGAAAACAAGCGTATAGTTATGGTAACAAGCACTGAACCCAGAGTGATGCCTAACAACAGGTACACCATCAATGAGACCTGCGCCATTCTGACCATATCCAGAAAGACGTTGGCGAAGTACACTGCTGCCGGAATGATTGGTTGCGGTTACAGACCAACCAACAAGCAAAAGTTTTACACTGGTATGGATATTATGAAGTTCTGGAAAGCTGCCCTGTAAATCTCTGTAAACCATCATATCTATTATTTCTGATGATTCGCCCATTGTCCGAGAGGATGGTGGGCGTTTCTTATTTGCTAACAAACAAGGTAACAAGCAAGAAACACGCTGAAACTCCTTATAAATAAAGGCTTTGCGTTATTTGCAAAAGTAAAATCAACAAGCAACTAACAAACAAACAACAGACAAGTAACAAACAACTAACAACATCTAAAGAAAGAAAGAATATATATGTAGATAAGTCTATTCGACTTATCTACCAAACTATAATATATGCGCGTGGTGGTCGAGGCTTGAAAAAAGGCCAATAGAGGCATTGGATGATAGGAGCCTATAAAATCCAACCATCCAGAACTTGAAAGGTCACAGGGAGGCTTTGAGGCAGCAAACAGGCAATATCAATTATTTCTTCAAAACTTTCAACCTGTCTGCATACAGACATAGGATAGTGTTTTCTGCATCCTGTCTGGATTGATGATTGAGTTCCAGAGAGGGCGGCAGTTCGTTTAGTTGCAGCCGTGCATACTGATAATGCTTTGAGAGAGTAGTTGCATCGGTATCACTTTCCATCAATGAGACTATGGTGTTAAGATTGGCAACAGCTTCGTTAAGGCTTGCTTCATCAGTAACTCTTACCATCTTGATGTCTGGGGTGGAATCCTTGCCGACAATGTTAATGAACGAACCGAGTGCAAGACACCCCAGAAAGATGTAGAGGCCAGTCGTAAAGAATCCGGCACAAATACCAATTATAAGAATGACCAGACCAACAGAGTAGATGCCACACCCCACATATTGAGCCGTGGTAGGTTCTGGTGGAAGTTCGTATGATTCTTGCTGTCTTTTCTTACCTCCAATCAATCGTTGCCTGTATCTGAGAGACCCAAACCCAGCAGACACAGAAAGGCCGTTCTTTCCAAGGTTGAGCCAGATGCCAGGAAGTATTCGCGCACGTTTCCTTATATAGAATCCCATACCTATTTGTTATCGTTTACAAGTTCTGCCTCTTTCATCATGGGGCCAGTTCCACACAGGAGCCATTCAGCAGACACTCCGAAATCTCGCACAAGGTAGGTGAGGCATTCAGACTTTAGGATTCTTCTTTCTGGTTCCTCTTTGAGAGTGTTCATATTCCAGTAGTTCAATCCGTATTTCTCGGTGAACGTTAACAGTCCACGAATCTTGCGTTGCCTCCGCAACATATCCAGAGCCATGAAGAAACGCTTTGTGGTATTAACGCCCTCTGGGGCTATCTTGATTATCATACCCAATAGTATTTACCGTATATATAGAATAGATGGATTATCCGACAGCCTTTTCTTCAGACAAAGACAATCCAGACTTTTCAGTAAGTAGTGTGAGAAGCCTATCCATGTTCCGTGCATTTAGTTCGTGAATCTCAATGTCCTTTTCGTGCATTTCGATGAGGCGGTCAATACGTTGGAGTAAGGCCATGACCTCACTATTAGGAGTGGTACTTGCTGGAACTTCCGGCCTCAACATTTCACCCCTGCCAGAAATCAGCCAGTCGGTGTTGAGTTGTGGGTACGTTGCTTGAATTGCATCCAATGACCTTTTTGTCATACGGTCATTTGTGTTGTTGACAAATCCATTGCTCATTCCAATGGTCTGTTCAAACGCATTCTTTTTAATTCCGAGGTACTCAATAAATTTGAGCAATCTCTGTTTAACCGAATCCATAATCGTTAAAAAAACTTAACATGGGCAAAATAATTAGACTAACGTGAGTTTATTCTAAAATAAATGCCTACCTTTGCAGTGAAATATCAAAATTGTCAATGCAAAAGTATAGAAAATTAGCCAAATGACAAACGATTTTAACAAAAAAAACGAAAAAATGACCCTCAAGGGCTATTATTTGTCTCTTCCAGAGGCAAGCCACCCAAAGACGGATTTCATCACTCGGATAATGAGTGAGTGCGGTGTCTCATTCACAACCGCCCGAAATTGGGTCATGGGTCTAACGAGACCATTCAACCCAGACCACGTTACAAAGTTGTCTGAAATTTCTGGCATCCCTGCTGATGAGTTATGGAACAGTTAGAGTTTTACATCTACGAAAGTGAATTGTGGTGCAAGTATGCAGATGGCCGCAATGAGGTAGTGACTGAATCCAATACGGAGTTGATTCAGCACCTACTGGAATTGATACGCGAACACTACCCCACCGCTTACAAGGCTCTTGAAAAAGAGTACCAGAAGAGCGCAGGGAATGTGAAGTATTACCAGTACCTCATAGTTCGGAGATTCTGCAAGTGCAACTTCGGCAAACTTGATACCACGAAGTTAGATGTAGAGGCCTCTGGGAAGTTCAACTTTGAAAAGGTAGATTGCCCATTGAGAGGTGAATGTAAGTATGAGGGCGTTATCTGCTTTCCGACATTCAACACAAAGTTGTCGGATTCAGAGTTGCGCGTGATGAAACTTGTGTATGATGGAATGAGTAAAGAAGAGATTGCAGAACAGTTGTATCTCTCACCTCATACTGTCAAGAATCACATCAAGAGCGTGTATTGCAAGTTAGGAATACACGAAAAGTCCGAGTTTATTCAATATGCCAACAGGCATAATCTTTTTTAGTTATTTTTTATGTTTCACAATTTTAATCACACTAAGAGCAATGGGATTGATTAAAAAAAGTAACGAGTTGACCATCCAGAAGAATGTAAAGATGATGGTCTATGGGCAAGCAGGTATGGGTAAGACTACCCTCGCGCTCTCTTCGCCCAATCCACTGTTGCTTGACTTCGACAACGGTGTCAAGCGAGTAAACAACGCGCATCTGGGAGATAATGTTGGTATCGTCCAGATTAACAACTGGCAGGAGATCGTGACACTGCTCACCACTGAAGCTGCCGAACTGGCACCCTTTGGAACTATCGTTGTTGACACCATCGGCAAGATGATGGATTTCATCATCGCTTACCGTTGTGGTGGCCGGAATCCTCGCGTACAGGACTGGGGAACTATCAACAATGATTTCAAGTGGTTTGTAAACGCCCTGTCTGGATTAGGGAAGCACATCATCTTTGTTGCCCACCGCGATTCTCGCAAAGAGGGTGATGATACGGTGTTTGTACCTGCCTTGCGTGAGAAGTCCTACAACTCCATCGTTACCGAGTTGGATTTGCTCGGCTATCTGGAAATGAAGAATGAGAACGGAGTGCAGAAACGCTCTATCACATTCGACCCCACTTCTCGCAATGACGGTAAGAACACCTGCCAACTGCCAGGAGTGATGTTCATCCAGAATATTCTCAACCAGAACGGACAGCCCACAGGAGCCAATGATTTCATCGAGAAGCAGATTATTTCCAAGTACCAGTCTATGATTTCCGTCAAGGAAAAGGCCGCACAGGAATATCAAGCCGCTCTGGAAGAAATCAAGAATGCCTGTGAGTTAATGACTGATGCCGTGGGCGCAAATCATTTCCTCGAACACATCAAGGATTATGCCAACCTCGGCAACAGCGTGATTCTCTTCGCCAGAGACATCTTCAGTAAGCGTGTTAAGGCCCTCGGTTTGAAGTACAACAAAGACACAAAGCAGTACGAAGATGCAGCAGCCTAAGTTGGAGTTCAAATTCTATGCCACACTGTTAGATGCTTTCTCGCAGTATCTCAACAGTGATACCATCTGGGAAAAGTATTGGGGTTTCTCGGAAGAGCCGCCCCATACCCCAGAGGAATTTAGGCAGCAGCAATTCCAGTCACTCATTGACAGGATTAACCGTGTGCCATTCGACAGCGAAAAGGCAGACAGGGGCACAGCGTTCAATGAGGTTATCGACTGTATGATACTGCATAAGAACTCCGACAAAGTAAAGGTGCAGAAAGTTCGTGGCAATGATGGTTCGGTTACTGGACTGAACGCCACCTATAACAGTCGCACATTCTATTTCCCTCTGCCTCTTTGCAGGGAGGTAGCCGACTATTATCAAGGTGGATTGCCGCAGCAGTACATTCAAGCTGTTCTGCCTACGATTTTCGGTGATGTGTTGCTCTACGGTTACATTGACTATGTTCTACCGTTCTGCACCCATGACCTAAAGACCACAGGGCAGTATGCAGTCGGGAACTACAAAGACCACTGGCAGCATATCGTCTATCCTTACGCGCTGATGAAGAACGGTTGCAATGTTCCAGACTTTGAGTATAACATCGTGGAGTTGGGTAAGACATACTACCGCACCTACACTGAAAGTTACTCATTCGTCCCAGACCGTGACATTCCACGGCTCACAGAACATTGTGAGGACTTTATCAGATTCCTTAAACAAAATCGTGAGTTAATCACAGACACCAAAATTTTCAATTTAAGATGAATCAAGAAAACAATATGCCTATTCCTGTTGTGGAACTGGAGGCCAGTCAATTAGAACTGGTCGTGAGTGAGAAAACCATTGGTAGCCTCACAACCAACGCAAAGCAGATTCGGGAGTTGGTTCAACAGGCACTCCCAAGGTATGACATTTCCAACTACTCTACGGATGATATTGCCAAGGCCAAGGCTGACAAGGCTTTGCTGAATAAAGCGTCAAAGACCCTCAATGACAAGCGCATTGAGTTTGAACGTGAGTTCATGGCACCGTTCGGAGAGTTCAAGGAAGTTGTTGCTGAGACGGTCAAACTCATCAAGGAGGCCGTGGCCAAGATTGATGCCGTAATCAAGGAAGATGAGGAACGTGCCAAGGCTGAGAAACGAGAGGCCGTTGAACATCTGGCCGAAGAGTTAGGACTGGAAGAGTTGGGCATCCGTCTCTCTACCATCTGGAATGACAAGTGGCTGAACAAAACCACGTCACTAAAGGCTGTGGAGAAAGAAATCCGAGAGAGAATAGCCACTATCACGTCAGACCTCGAAACATTGAAGTCCTTTGCTGAGGATTACGATGTTCTGGCAGTCCGCTATAAGGAGAATTTCAACCTGCAAGAGACCGTCCGCTATGCGAACCAACTCAAAGAACAGCGTGAAGCCGCAGCCAAGGCCAAGGAAGCCGAGGAAAGAGTGACAGCACCAGAGACCCCATCCGTGCCTATTGACACAGAGAGCAAGCCAGAGGACAAGGAGCCAGAGAAAGAAGAGTCAAGTCACCATGATATTGACGAATCCGAGGCTGATGCCGCAGATGCCTTTGCCGACATTCTGGGACAGTCTGCAGGAGTTGCCAAGAAAGCGACTGTCTATCCTCGCTACTATGAGATAAACGCCAACGATGAGCAGTTTAAGGCTCTGGAGGATTATCTCACTTCAATGGGTTTAACATTCACAATCAAAGACTGAGAAGATGGCCAATACTGTAACAGGACTAATCCTCTTCATAGGTCAGACGGTTGCCGTTCCGACTAACAATCAGAACGGCCAACCGTTCTATAAGAGGGAACTCATACTGGACGCATCCAGATATGACCAGTTTAGCGGTCGGAAGTTTGAAAACTATCCGAAGTTCGAGTTTGTGGGTAACAACTGCACCATGCTTGACCAGTTCCAGGTAGGCCAAGCCGTGACCGTCTCTTTCGTACTCTCTGGAAGAAAGGTAGAGAAAGACGGACAGGTGAACTACTTTACCAACATTACAGGTTACAAGGTGGAGTTGTACCAGAGACAACAGCCAGTGCAACAGCCTCAACAGGCAGCACCATATCAAGGCCAAACGCAACCTGCATACCAAGGTCAGGCACAACCTGCATACCAACCCCAACAGCCATCTAATCCGTTCCCTGCAACTGCACCCACTGGAGCACCTGCACCGCAGCCGTTCCCACCTGCCGTTGATGAGAATGGGAATCCGATAGGAGGTGACCCAGACGATTTGCCATTCTAAAGTGAGTGAAGAATATGGCACTGTACAATCTAAAGAATCCGTATGACCGTCAGCGTTTCAAGGAAAAGGCTAACGCTATGGTGTTGGCACAGGATTATGTGGAACTGAAAAAGAAGCACACACAACGCAGTCTGGCTCAGAACTCATACCTGCACCTGTTACTCGGTTACTTTGCGTCAGAGTTTGGATATACTCTGGAAGAGGTGAAGTTTGACATCTTCAAAAAGCACTGCAACCCAGACATCTTCATCCGGCAGCGTAGAAACAAGCGAGGCAATGAAGTTAGATATGTCCGCAGCAGTACCGAGTTAGACAAACTGGAAATGACACAGGCCATCGAGCGGTTCAGAAATTACAGTAGTGCCCAATGTGGTTTATATCTGCCAGAACCCAATGAGCAGGAAGCCATATTCTTCGCCCAACAACAAGTAGAACAGTACCAAGAATTTATGTAACCACTAATTCATAAAATTATGTCAGAAAAGAAAACAACATCAAGAGTTACGATTGATTTGAGTTACTACAATTCAATCAGAGACAAAGCCAAGTCGGCTGATGTCCTCAAAGAAGAGATTGAAACCCTCAAAAAGAAGCATCAAGACGAAATCCGCCAACTGAAAGAAGAGGGCAAGATTGCCGTAATGGTAGAATCACCATTTGGCCGTTTGTTCGGTGGCAATCCTCATGTTCTGGAGGTTGTCGGTCTGGATAAGGTGCGCCCACAGTTTGAGGAAGCCATCATCAATGAAGAGGTTGGCAAGGCCAATGAGAAACTCATCAAAGAACTGGCAGAGAGTAAGACGAAAGTCTCTGACCTCGAAGCCGAGATTGAACGCCTCAAAGGTCGTAGCCTCTGGGAGAGAATCACCAACAAGTTTTAATCATATTCAACTTCAAAAAGTATGTTAGCACATCTGTTAAACTACCGCCCAGAGACGATTGATTTCGTTCTCACAGAGGCGCAGAAAGAAATGTTCAAAGATGTCTTGGAAATCTGCAAGGGTGCCAAGACCAGTAAGGAGGCCATCAAGGTCTTTGAGGATAAGTTCAACTGCTTATTCCCAGAGGGTGAAGTGGCAACCAGAAACTACGATGCCCACGAAATCCAAGAGATTCGTGAAGAGTACTGTCTGAAACAGGAGAATGAAGCCCCAGAGCGTAAGAAGTATCTGGAAGAGACTTTGGAGCGCATCAAGGCCATGAAGAAAAACGCGGAAGAGGCTTACAACTCCATCCTGTTAGAAATCTCAGACCTCGCGGCCAGGGTAAAGAAAGGCACAACGGATTTCCAACTGCCATCCACTGAGACCGTCCGCATCGCGCTCAATGGTCACTTCCTGTTCTTCTCATGGGTCGATGGCAAGATGCAGCTTGCCAAGGTAGAGAAGATTCCCGATTGGGATAAAAACTCGCTGTGGTCGCAAGAGGATTGGAACCGCAGAGCCATGATGGAAGTGTTCGGTATCGAGTTCCCAGAGGTGAAGAAACCTGTCACCGCAGAAGAGGAAACTAATGGTGATGATTTGCCATTCGGTGAAGAGGGTGATGAGGATTCAGACCCAGACGATGCCGACCCAGACGATGAGGATTAAGTAACATGGCCGTGGGTGGTGCTAAGACTGATTAACCACATGGGCATACTTTGAACCCACTCACGGCCATCCTTTTTTACCACACACTAAGAGCAATGAAATACGTCTTACGAGACTATCAAAGAAACGCCAGTATTGCGGCTGTTAGGGCATTCCAAGATAAGAAAGCCAATAACGGTTTATTGATTCTGCCGACAGGTGCAGGTAAGAGCCTTGTCATTGCAGACATCGCAAGCAAGTTGGATGGGCCTCTGTTGGTGTTCCAACCGTCAAAAGAGATTCTGGAACAGAACTTCGCAAAGCTGCAATCGTATGGCTGTTGGGATGCCTCCATCTATTCCGCTTCTGTTGGCTATAAGGACATCAATAGAATCACGTTTGCCACCATCGGCAGTGTGATGAATCACATGGAAGATTTTGCTCACTTCAAAAACGTAATGATTGATGAGTGCCACTATGTCAATAGCAAGGCCGGGCAATACAAGAAATTCCTCGAAGCAGCAGACAGAAGAGTTGTCGGACTGACAGCAACCCCTTACAGACTTTGCTCATACCAAGGCGGCTCAACTTTGAAGTTCCTCACCAGAACGAGACCGCGCATTTTCTCCGATGTCCTGTATTACTGTCAGATTTCCGACCTTTTGGGAAAGGGGTATCTCGCAAACCTTCAGTACTTCGATTGCACCAAACTTGACATGAGCCGAGTTGCACCGAACACAACAGGCGCAGACTATGATGAGAAGTCACTGAGGTTGGAGTATGAGCGAGTGGGATTCAAAGACCAGTTGGCATCTACTACGGTTCGGGTATTGCACCCGAAGAATGGCATTCCCAGAAAAGGGGTGTTGGTGTTCACCAGATTCATTGATGAGGCTAATACGCTTGTAGGGAGGTTGAAGTCAGTAGGCATCAATTCATCCATCGTGACAGGAGAGACACCAAAGAAAGAACGCGAGGCCATTCTGGAAGATTTCAAGGCCGGAAGAATAAAGGTGGTTGCCAATGTCGGCACTCTGACTACTGGCTTCGATTATCCAGAACTTGACACCGTTATCCTGGGCAGACCCACAAAGTCACTCGCACTGTACTATCAGATGGTAGGCCGTGCCATCCGTCCGTTCAAGGGCAAGGATGGTTGGATTGTCGATTTGGGAGGCAGTTATAAGCGGTTCGGAAACGTGGCCGACTTGAAGATTGGAATGGAATACGGCAGTACCCAGAAATGGTGTGTCTATTCCAGAGGAAAGCAACTAACAAACGTACTATTCCACTAACGATATGAAAGTGTATATTTCTGGGCCAATCAGTGGCCACGACATAAACGAGCGCAGATCCTGTTTTGCCAAGACTAAGGCAGTTCTGGAAAAGGCAGGTCATGATGTGTTCAACCCTCTGGAGAATGGACTTCCAGAGAATGCGCCTACCAGTGCGCACATGAAAACCGACATCAAGGCATTGTTGGACTGTGACTGCATCTACATGATGGAGCGTTGGAATCACAGCGCAGGGTGTCAGACTGAATTTCTCGTTGCTATGGCTTGCGGTATTCCTGTCAAATTCGAGGGAGTATCTGAACCAGTAATTTTCAAGTAGTATGGAACAGGCAGAGAGAATAGCAGTCTATGAAAAGATGCTCAAACGGAAACTCACAGACAAGGAGAAAGTACGTCTGGATGAGATAGAGACCATGTATGATGTAGCCAGGACGCAGTTCATTGTCATTCACAGGGTCAATAACTATGCCTATGACACCTGCATCCGTGTGTTTGACGAAATGGAGAAACGAGGGCTGATAAAGTTCAAGGCCAAACTCCTATACAAGAAACTGGATAAGATTTGGCATGATTACCTGTTCACTATACGCAAGAACACAGAGGAACACGTCTATTACCTGTTGCAAGATAACTTCATGCTGACTACCGATGTAGTCCGTCCCTATGTGGGGGGGTAATCAATGCAGTACGCGACCACCTCATCACCAAGGGAGTGAGAGACACGCAGTTTGTAGCCGAGGCAGAAACCTCAATCCAGATGCTGAAGATATGTACCCACAGTTATAAGACATTCTTTGAAGATGTCAAGAAAGAGTGTGGCATAGATTTCTCCAATGATTTCATGTATGCCAATATGGAAGAGTTCAACGCCACATTCATTCAACTTTGCTCATACCTGCATCTGGTTACTGGCTATGACGTTTTCAAAAGCAACATGGTACAGTTCGCGTGGAATAAGATGTTAGCCACCATCCGAGACGATGACCTCATGGATAGACAGGCAGAAAAGGCCATCCATCTAAACCCTGTCATTGAGGAAAAGTATAATGAAGAGTTGAACGCCATCGAGAACCAGAAGATGGCCGACAAAGTGAGTGAACTATCAGACAAGTTTAAGGTATCAAAATTGAAGTGATATGCTGCCATACTGGAAGAAACAACCAAAGAAGAAAAAGGCCAAGGATGAGGCTTTAGACCTCTTCCCACAGGTAAAGAAGAAACGCAAACCCAATCTGGTGAAGAAACTGGATAAGGTGTTTGCCCTGTATATCAGACTGAGAGACACCATGCCGAGCGGTTATTGCAGGTGTATCTCATGTGGACGCATCAAGCCATTTGCCGAGATTGATTGCGGACATTTCCACGGTCGTATGCACATGGCTACGAGGTTTGATGAGGATAATTGCCACGGCGAATGTCACTACTGCAACCGCATGAGTGCCGACCACCTCATCCAGTACGAGAAGAATCTGGTTAAGAAGATTGGTCAGCAGAAAGTGGACTGGCTTAACGTCAAGGCTCATTCATCGAAGCACTTTCTTGATTACGAGTTAGAGCAGATGATTGAACACTACACCAGAGAGGCGAAAAAGTTAAGTACCCTCAAAGGAATTAGGATAAATCTATAAAAAGAGTTTATTATGGCAACTTTTACGTTAATTCTATTTGTTATTCAAATAATTTTGATTAACTTTGCTGCCAGAAACGAATCTGAAACGTGGAACTTTCAGACAACGATATTAACCCCTATTGAGTATTGCATCTGTTCCACCTGCATTAGCAGCGATGCAAGAAAGATAGGGGTAACTTTTGACCAATATGTCAGACGGTTGGATTAAGATACATCGGAAGTTCCTTGATTGGGAATGGTACGACAAATCGGAAATGGTGCATCTGTTTCTACATTTGTTGCTGAATGCGTCTGTGTCTAACAAGAGGTGGCATAACACACCAGTCAACAGGGGGCAGTTGGTTACGAGTTATGAATCTCTCCGAATTAAGACAGGGCTTTCAGTCCAGACCCTCAGAACTTGTTTAGCCAGACTGGAAGAGACAGGTGAGATAGAACGGTATTCAACAAACAAGTTTACCATCATAACCGTCTGTAAGTATGAGGAATATCAGTGCGACACCTCAGACAATGACAGTCAACCAACAGACAACGCACAAGCAAACAACACCCCAGAACAATCCAAGCCCAAGAAAACCAAAGAAGAGATAAAGGCCGAAACTGAGAAGCGGATGAAAGAGTTCTATAAGTCTCTGGTTCCATACGTTCAGACATACGGCAAGGAAATGGTGAGGGCGTTCTATGATTACTGGTCGGAAACAAACAAGTCCGGCAGTAAAATGAAATGGGAGCAAGAGCCTACCTGGGTACTCGAAAAGAGGTTACAAAGATGGGCCAATAATGATAAATCATATAAAGGTAAGAGCAATGATAACGTCAATAGTCGAACTTCTACAACAGCAGCCGAAAGAGCGCAAGGAGCAGCAAGTGTTATTGCCAGCCTTGCGGCAGAAGAGTAATGAGATAGTGCAAGCCTACGGTGCGCGTGAAAACTTTCTCGTTACCTTCAATCCAGACTTGCAGCTTAAAGTATGCGCCCATACTGATATATGTTTCTTCGGTGGTGCGCCTACACTCGGATTGCTGAATACAACCTACGGAGAGCAGACAGCGGCCATGTGGCTTGTGCCTCAACTCTATAACCTGTCAGAGTTTTGCGGATGCCGTGACAAACTGACAGACAACCAACTCAAAGAATGTGCCATCGTGATAGCCACAGAGTTCAGTTATTTGTCTGTTACTGAATTGATGCTATTCTTCCATCGGTTCAAGTCTGGTAGATATGGAAGATTCTACGGTTCTGTTGACCCTCTTGTTATCACTACCTCTTTGCGTGATTTCCTCAAAGAGAGGTCAGCAGCCTATGACAAGCACGAACAGGAAGAGAGGGAACGCCAGAGAGAGGAAGAGGCCAAGAGGCCAAAAGAGACGTGGGAAGATTACTGCATGAGAGAGTATGGCGAGATTCGACCCAAGCCGTGGGAGCAACCTATTGGCAAACTAAAGAGAAAGCCGAAGCCTCAGCCAAAGGAGAATCCGGCAGACATAGTGAGGCTTGCCAAATCCCTACTCAATGACCCGATGGCCGATGATAACACCAAGGCGCAGTTTGGCAAACTGTTCAAGAAAAAGTACGGCATGGAAATGAAAGAGTACATAGACAAATACGATAAATAAGAGCAATGGATAATCAAAAGAAACGAGTAAAGACACCCATCACCTACTATGGCGGCAAGCAGCAACTTGTCAAAACCATATTGCCGATGATACCGTCTCACAGGATATATTGTGAGCCTTATTTCGGTGGCGGTGCCGTGTTCTTTGCCAAGCGTCCGTCATATCTGGAAGCCATCAATGACATCAACGATAATCTGGTGACGTTCTACCTGCAACTCCAGAACAATTTTGACGCGCTGTTTGACAAGGTGCAGCACACCCTCTGCTGTGAATCAGAATGGAAGAGGGCGAGGGCAATATGGCAGGGCCAGGAATCCACACCACTTGAAAGGGCGTGGGCTGTCTGGATGCTGACCAACTTTTCTTTCAGTGGTTCGCCTGATGGCGGTTGGAAGTGGTGTAATGGTTCCGCAGGGTCGCACACTGGCAGGGTGATGAGACATTCCAGAGAGAACTTTACCGAGGCACTGCATGAGAGAATCAAAGACACCCAAATAAGTTGCCGTGATGCGCTTCTGTGCATCGAGCAGCGAGACACCCCAGAGACGTTTTTCTATCTTGACCCACCATATCCCGGTTGTGTGCAAAAGCATTACCGTGGATTCACCTTTGAGAATCTGGAGGAACTACTCACAAGGTTGGCCACCATCAAAGGCAAATTCCTTTTGAGCCAGTTCATGAGTGACACCCTCATGGAGCATATAGCAAAGAACGGTTGGAACTTCAAGGCTATCACAATGGCCATGAAAGTAGCCAACTTCAAAGGCCATGCCAGAAAAAAGACTGAGGTACTGGTATTCAATTACGACATGGATAAAACCCTGTTTGATTAAGGCGTATGGAAAGAGTAGAGTTATATAATGACCACTTCCAGAACTTCAAGGTCTATCAGTTGCCAAAGGCGCAGTTGATAATCGCTGACCCACCCTATAACTTGGGTAAGAACGCCTACGCCAGTAATCCATCCTGGTATGTCGGAGGTGATAACAAGAATGGTGAGAGCGAACTTGCAGGGAAAGAGTTTTTTGATACTGACATCAACTTCAAGCCAGCGGAGTTTATGCACTTTTGCAGTCAGATGTTAGTCAAGGAGCCAAAGGAAACAGGCAAGGCACCGTGCATGATTCTCTTCTGTGCCTTTGAGCAGTTGCACTACTATATAGAGTTGGGCCAGAGGTACGGACTAAAGAACTACATTCCTTTGGTGTTCCGTAAGAACTTCAGCGCACAGGTGCTGAAAGCCAATATGAGGGTCGTAGGTAACTGTGAGTATGGACTGATACTCTACCGCGATAAGCTGCCAAAGTTCAACAATAACGGCTCGATGGTGTTCAACTGCATGGAGTTCCCCAGAGAGACGCGATACCCGAAAATCCATCCTACCCAGAAACCAATAGCACTGTTGGAAAGGCTCATTGAGTTGTTCACAGATAAGGATGAAGTGGTAATAGACCCATGCGCAGGTAGTGGCTCAACACTTCTGGCCGCAGCCAACATGAATCGCAGGGCATACGGATTCGAGATAAAAAAGGACTTCTATAAGGCCGCAAAAGATTTCATCAAACTGTCACAACCTAATTTGTTCGTGTAGTATGAAAGCAACCATACAGGAAAGAGATAAAATCGTTCAGATGTTCGCCCACCTGCAAAGGGCAAAAGACGAACTGGAGAGAATGAATGTCGGCACCGCTCATGATGAGATTGCCGCAGCACTCAGTACGGAACTAACAATAGATATAAACCCCTAAAAATTACCGTTATGATTGACAACCCAAACGAAGAGGCCGTAAGAGGTCAAGTGATGGTCAACGGCTCACAGGTCGAGACCTTCAAAAAAGAGATTATCGACTGCAATGTTATTGAAGTCGAGGTAGGAACAACTGGATATTGCGGAGGTGATACAGGTCACGGTGGCCGTACCTACTTCAAGATAGCCAATGTTTCCAGTACTGATATGTCGTGCCGCATCCAAGGCCGTAACAAAGTCAGCGAGGATTATCTGCAACAGATTGAACTAATGTTCGGTGGTGATGCTGAAATGGAGACTTTCATCGAGGCATTGGAGTTTGCTCTGGACGTGCTGAAATCACAGGCCGGAGGCAGACACATTATGACCACCAAGGAGTTGAAGCAAGACAAGTTCAGATGCTATCTGAGCGAGTTGATTCTGTTGTACGCCAAGACTGGCAAACTCTCTGGAATGAGTGAGGTGCGAAAGAAGTACGGCACAAGTGGAATCACCAAGACCAACTTCTTTGAGTTCGGGCTGAATGATGCAGTCAAGGATAATGTGTCGCTGTTGGATTCCGAACTATCCAACCAGATTTACCAGTATGTCAATTCGTCCAAGAAAGACATACCTATGCCCAAGTACCAACGTAAAAGCGAATAGCCATGAGTAACGACTTCGCCTACTGCAAAGGTAAGCAGTGTGCTTTGAGAGAGCATTGCGTCCGCTATCTGGATGGACTGAAACTGCCAGATGGTAACTGGTGGTGGATGGAATCGTGCAATGATATTACCAGAGACGGTTACATAAATCGTGATTGATATGAGACTGAATCAAGAAAAGTTACAGACGTGGGCCAGACAGATACACAAGAATGCCTGTGCCCACGGATGGCATGACGAAAAGAAATCTGATAGCCATTGGCTGTGCATGATAATGACCGAGGTCGCTGAAGCTGTTGAGGCTGACAGGAAAAACCAACGTGCCAACACCCAAGCAATGAAAGAGACGTTGAGAATACAGAAAGAGGGTGAGATAGGGCTAACGGAACAGTGGTATCAAAATTGGTACTCGGTCTATTTCAATGAGTACATCAAGGGTAGCGTGGATGAAGAGTTTGCCGACATCTTCATCCGTATTCTGGATTTCGCCTATGAGAAGTTCGGTGAGGAAATGCACTGGGAAACATACAGGGTGCGAGTGTTTGAAAGATGGTCATTCACTGAAGCAGCCGACTACCTTGTTCGTGGTGTCCTCAACTCTGGAATGGCCAACCTGTCTGAATCCATTGAGTTCGTCTATGAGTGGGCAAAGCAGTTAGGCATTGACCTTGATTTTCACATCGAGGCCAAGATGAAGTACAATGAAACCAGACCTTTGAGGCACGGCAAAAAGTATTGAGTTAAAAAGAGTTGGCAAGGCAAAAATAATAGTCATTCCGTTTTGATAATTCAGAAAAAATCGCTATCTTTGCAGTATAGAAATTCAAACTATAAGAGCAATGAAATCGAATATCAAAACAAGGTACATCTACTTGCAGAGCGATTGCGGACATTATGAGATTGTCGCAAGGCTCGTATCTGAATCTGACAGTTATACGCAAGATAACTGGATGAGCAGTAAGACCTATACCGGCTCCCATTGGGAAGTGGCAATGAAAAAGGATGGTCAGAGAGTAAACTACATTCCATCTGCTGACCGTAACATCTATATGCAATATGGTAGATATGCCAACGGTCTTTGCCCTAACGGCATGAAGTTGAATAAGAATACCATTCTTTACGGTGCTTTCATCACTGAGCGTTTCAGCCAGGCACTCACTGGAATTGACCGCGAGAAAGTCACAAAGCAATGGAGTAGAGAGTATGGGCAAGCAAGAATGAATGAACAATAAACGGTTTGAGTTATGGAGCACAAAATCAATGACCGCTTTTCCTATACTGAGGAAAAAGACAGCACAGGCAGACAGTTCTACAACCTGTGGGATTATTCAAAGATGCACGGTAGCGGTTCCATGAAATCCCCTACCAATGTCTATACGTCTTACAGCCTTGCATGGGTAAAGACAAGAGCCAAGAGCCTTATGCAGAAGAAAGTTACCAGAATCCGTATCACTGGAATCTTCACAGACTGGCAGGGTAAGATGAGAGAGCGTTACATGAACGAAACGCTGTTCCTCAGAACTGCAAGAGAGGTCGGTGATGAAGAGAACGTGAACAACTACGTACTGGGTATCTTGAATCGAGCGCAAGAGGATGGCCAAATATCATTCGAGAAAGTAAACCAATAAAACCAAAGAGCAATGAGTTTTCCAGTAATTGTGACAGTAAATGTAAATCAAGAAGTTCTTGATGAATACATCGACCACGTTAAGAGTTTCAACTACTACTTTGCCAAAAGGCAAGAGAGTGAAACCTACCGTAATAAGGCAATGGAGCATCACGAAAAGATGCAGCAAATACAGACAAATTTGGGATGGAATGTCTTAGTCGCACTTGAAAGGTTAACAGGCAAATCCATACCAGTAGAACTATAAAATATAAGAGCAATGAATATCACCAGAAGAAACGTTGATAATGACGGCATCCATCACTTCTATTTTGATGATGATGATGTGTGGGTAGCAATCACTCCGAGTTCCCACAGTTGGGAATGGGAGAAAGACAATGACGATGATACCTACGTTTGTGGAAACTATGTCACTGATGGCAACACTGTGATAGATTACGATGGTATCTATGAATTGCCAGTAGCCGTTATCCTTGCCCTGTCTGATATGGGCTTTGATATTGATTTATAGGATTTGCAGGAGTAACCGCCCTGCGTATATTAAATACTCATAGAGCAATGAAAGAGTTAAAACTGATCGTGCCAGATGATAAGGCACAAGTGTTTGCAAAAGAAATGATGGAACTCATGCGTAAGCATGACGTACAGGTTGATGGTCTGGATTCCCTGCTGCCTATCACAGAGAGGGTAAAGACGTATGAGGATGCTTGCAAAGTCCTCGGTATTCAGCCTGTAAACTTCCACGACCTGCGCTATTCTTCACCGATTGACAACAGCCGTTGTTTTCTCGAAAAGGATGAGGTGGCCTACATCAAACTAAAGACTATTGTTGAAGCTCTCAATGAGGGATGGAAGCCGAATTTTACTGAGGATGAATACCGCTATTTCCCTTGGTTCGTGTTCTACACACAGGAGGAACTGGACGGTATGGATGAAGAGGACAAAAAGGGAATCCGCGTTCTCGGTCGCTCGTACAACAGCGCGAGTGCGAATGCGGGTGTCGCTTTGTCGCTCACGAGTAACGCTTCGTCGTTCTCGAGCACGTACGGCGGCGGTCGCCTCTGCTTCAAAAATAGAGCGTTAGCGGAGTACGCGGGCCAACAGTTCCTTGCTGAATATATGGACTTCATTTTCTGCGAGTAGGAGGCAAGGCAATGATGAAAGTGTTCAAATATCCTATCGAGGTGACAGATTACCAGTCTGTCACCTTACCGCAAAATGCTGAGATTCTGACGGTGCAGGTTCAGAATGGTATGCCGTGTATCTGGGCTTTGGTGAATCCAGATAACAAGGCAGAGGTGAGAAAGTTCAGATTGGCCGGAACTGGCCATGACATTTCTACTGATGAAGCCAGAAAGTTGAACTACATCGGAACTATCCAGATGCGTAACGGAATGTTGGTGTTCCACCTGTTTGAAATCAAGGAGGTATGAGAAAGATAATGTTTTCCGAAGAGCAGGGACTTCATCAAGCCGTGCTGAAGAAAGACAAATGGAATACGCGCAGGTCAATTCCAAACAGGCTTGTTGTTGATGCCATGACCTATGCAGGTGGTGACATCGCCAAGCGTGATGAGTACATGCTTGCACATTCGCCTTTCAAGGTCGGTGAGGTCGTGGCCATCGGTCAGAGGTATAAGGACATTCTGGAAGCGGAGTACCTGCCACCCAGATTGGAAAATGAGGTCATTCGTCTGGTCGAAGAGAATCACATCGGAGTGACAAATAAGATGTATGTCAAAGCCGAGTTGATGCCTCACTCAATCCGCATTACTGGAATCAAGGTGGAATGTCTGCAGGATATTTCGGATGAGGATTGTCTGGCCGAGGGTATCATCAAGGGCTACGATGTTGAAGATGGTGACTACTACACCTATCCGAACTGTGAAGAGTGTTGGGGTACTCCCAGAGAGGCGTTCCATCACCTCATCAATAAGGTGTGTGGTCGCAATACTTGGATTGATAATCCGTTAGTGTACGCCTATTCATTTGAACTGGTATAATGGCAGAGTTGACTTTCAATATCAAACTCCAGATTGGTAAGGTATATGCCTACAATCCACTGAGAGGCCGTAAGTGTGTCGGTGAGGGCTATAAGAGCCTGTGCAAGTTCATCTATGACGTGAACGATGGCAAGCTGTCACCCTCTGAGATTGAGACCAAATTAGAGGCACACGCCCAGAGGATAGCCCCAGACACCGAATTGCAGACTGTTGATGTCTGTGTTCAGATTGATACTGAGACATACGATGCTATCGAGGTGGCAGAAATGGAAAACCAAGTGTATGTTTTGACTAAGCTGCCAGAACCGCCATTGATTGATTTCATTCCTCTGGTTGAGGCTCCAGAGCCACCAGTGCCACCATACCGTTCAAAACTCCATGCCTACAATAAGCGTAGGAACTACTCAAAGAAAAGTTATTGGAATCGTATTCGTTCACGTTTATTTTAATCGAATCAATTATGTTTATATTAGGAAGAGGCAAGGCCAAGAATCGAAAGACTGGTGAAATTGTCTATGTCGTAAGTCACAACGGAGAAAGTGATAAAAGAAGAAAGACGGATTGGGTCAGTTACATTGACGCTAATCTGGATGAGCATGAAATGGTCAAGGGGCTTAATCTCGCATGGGATTTTGAGGAAGTCTCAGATTTTGAGGAAAGGGAAAAGGTAAGGGCATACGAAAGCCACCTTTGCGTATTCTCTGGAATGGCGATGCAGTCACTCATGCGTACAAAGAACATCAAAGATTTGAATGAAGATGGTTGTGTCGATTTCATTACCAACCTGTCTATCGAATATGCCAAGGAACTATGCGCCAAACTGGATAAGATAGATTTGAGAGAGTTGATGAATCCGAAGCCAGAACCAGAACCAGAGCAAAAGCGCGATGTCGCTATTGGCGATGTTGTGGAGTTCAAAGGTGAGCATCTTCTTTGCGTGGAAAAGACAGACGGTGAAGATTGTAGCGGTTGCGCCTTTCTTGCAGAGGATGATGATTGCAAGTTTAGTGGTTTCTGCTATAAGGAGAATCGAAAGGACGGTAAGAATGTTATCTTTCTGAAAGGAGGTGATAAATGAAGATTCTATTATACGAGACTATCAGCCTGTCAGCAAACAGACCCGATAAGTGTATCACCCCATGCCCTTACGGCCAGAAGCATCCAAGCGGAAATCCTATCAAGGTAGGTTCTGGAGGCTGTCGTATCTGTCCGCATTTCGGTGACCTCATAGATTATCCAAAACAGGTGAAGTGTAACCATTCAGACACAGAAAAGGAGGTGGGCCATGAATGAGCAGGTATATGAAATCTATGGCATGAAGTTGAAGATTGTCGAAGATGATGGTTCAAAGTGTGATGGTTGCGCACTGCAATCTCTGGACGTTTGCCATCCACAAGCGTGTATGACAGTAAACGGTGATTACAACAGACATTTCGTAAAAGTTGAGTGATATGCCTATCAAACCAGAGAATAAGAAGCGTTACCCTGCCAACTGGAAGCAGATACGCGAATCCATATTGGAGAGGGCGCACAATCGCTGTGAGTTTTGCGGCAAGCAGAATCACACCTACTTTTGGAATGAGAAAACAGGTAAGATGGTTAAGGTGGTGCTGACTATTGCCCACCTCGACCATACGCCAGAGAATTGCGACCCAGAGAATCTACGCGCATTGTGCCAGGCGTGTCACAACAGATACGATGCCAAGCACAGGGCAGAAACTCGCTCTATGGCTTTCCATAGAATCTTCGTAGAGAGAATGGCCAAGATTGATTCCAGACCAAAGAACGTAAATTATCAAATAGTAGAGAACAATGAAGAGTAATGCTGTTGTAGATGGTCATACCATCCCCACACTGGTAGAAGAGTTTGAGAGTGCCAACCTCATTGAGGTGGAAGTAGGCACCAATGGCTACCAAGGCGGTGATTTCACTAAGGGTTCCAGAACGTACTTCCGTATCAAAGACCTGTCACAAACAGAAATGCGGTTAGACTTCGAGCCGTTGGATAATGGCAATAAAGTTGGGGAAGTCACTATCACGTTAGGAGGTGACAGCGAGTTAGAGACATTCCTAAAAGGGTTGCGGTTTGCCGTTGATACTCTGGAACGCCAGATAGACAGACGTAGGCCGGAAGTCAGGTTTACCAATGAGGAAGTAGGAATACTGTTGCAGATGCTACAACCTCGTATTGACGGTAAGAAGTGCCATAATGGTGAGGTATGCCGACAAATCAAAGAGAAACTGGAAAGGAGGTTTGAGTAATGAAGAAAGTAAACTGCTATCAATGCGACTACGTTTGTAGGCCATCCCATATATCCATGTCAGAATGTGAGACTGATGATTTGCTATGTTGCCACCCTCGTTACGATGGTGCTGCTCCAATAGATGCCATAATCGAATGCCCAAAATCAAAGAGAAAAAGAAGATGAAATACCTTGTTATCTGCAAAGACCAGACAGCGTTTTGGACTGACTGGTACACATACGAAAACATGTGGAATGGTGAAACGATTCACTGTGTTGTTGATGTCGCTGCCGACAAAGTTACATTCAATGGTAAAGACTGGCAGGAAGTTGAATATGACCATCTATAAATATGGCGAAGTTTGAAATCCACAAGTTTGACCCTGTAATCTACCCTCGTAAGGTATGGGTGGCCAAAGGTGGCGAGAAGAAAGACCTCGCAGACCTTTTCGATGATATGGAGCGAGACCCATACATGGTAAGTGATGAGGTCGTAGAAAATTCCTATGCTCTGACTGATGATGTGGTAGAAAGAAGTTCTGGAGATTACGGTGTGATAGTCTGGTTACACAAGCTGCCGGACATCACAACTGGAATCATGGCACATGAGGCCGACCATGCGGCCAACCAAATCTTCAAGGCCATTGGTGCCAAGGTTGATGTTGCCAATGATGAGCCTCATTCCTACCTGGTAGGGTTCATCACAGACTGCATCGAGAAAGTAAAGAAAGGTAAGGTATGACTAAAACGTACAACTATGGATAAGGAAAAGAAGAGTGAGTATAACAGGCGGTACTATGAATCCCACAAAGAGGGCATTTTATCCGCTCGTAAGCAATCTGGAAGAAAGCAGGTGGCCGCAGATCCTGTTTCCCATCGCAAAGCCTCGCGTGAGTATTACCATCGTAAGAAAGCCACTGAGACACCAGAGGAACGTGAGGCCAGAAACGCCAAACGTAGGGAACAGTACAGAGCCAAGAAAGTACCCTCTGAATCAAAGAGTTAAAAAGAGTTGGTCGGCTGAAAATAATTGCTATTCGGTTTTGATATTTCAGAAAAAAACGCTATCTTTGTAGTACAAAAGATGAAATAATAACAATTAAAATCAAAGAGCAATGATACAGTCAGAATTTGAAACGAGAGTAGGAATGAGAGTTACCCCAGAAGAGTATTCTCACATCGAAGTTGTTTACATGAACAGCGACCTTTGCAAAGATGAGTTTTGCGCTCTCTGGGTCAAGATGAATCATTCCAGGGTAAAGGAAGCCAAAGAACAAGCCAAGGCCAGAGAGAAGCAAGAGAAGATGCGCGAGAAACTTTGGCACATCATCGAGAAGTACGGTTGGAAAGACTTCGACTGGAAAGAGCGTACACTGGTTCACACCGCACTCACCCAGAGAGAGGAACAGACCATTGAGGAAGCCGGGCTGAAACTGAAAGAGTACAATAGCCGTGCTAACTACTACCTCTACAAGCGCATGAGTACGATGCTCTGGGAAATCCGCAAGTATCTGAAAGCAGCATAACAAGGTCACGGGGTGGCTAACCACCACCCCACCAAATACCAAAGAGCAATGAAACAAGAGCAAAAAGAACGATTCAAGAAAGCCGTACAGAGATACGGTAGTTCTACTGGAGTGTGGTTCTCTCGCTCCATCAGTATGTGGTTCTATCCAGAGAACACCCACGGCATCGCCTTTGTTCATCCAGAACTGGTTGATGAGGCCGAAGAGTATCAGCCTTTTGTGGAATCCATCACCTTTGATTTGTTGGAGCCAGAAAAGAGCAAAGTAAACATCACGTCCAACCGTTGGAATCCCAATGACCCATCCGAAGAGCATCTGTTAGATGAGTTTGATGAGGCTGGAATCAATGAGTTGTTGGAAATGATAGAAGAGCGTGAGATATGATACAGTACCGAGGCCAAGAGTTCCAGACGCGCACAGGCATTCACAATGTTGCAGGTGCAGTTGAGTTTGGCGGTATGTCTCTGGAAGCAGCGTTACTGAATAGGCACGTTGAATACACAGACGAAAGAGCCAGAATCATAGACGAACAGTTATACGGCTTTGTGCCAGACAGGGTGTTAAGGTCGCTGACTGATTCCGAGTTTAACGAGTATATAAACAAGCATTTCGACTAAATACAAAAGAGCAATGAAAATCGTCAATCAAGCATTATTAAAGGTCGCAGAAGAGATAGCCCAGAAGTTCGGCTATATCGAGACAGACCATCGCACAGAGGATTTGACCAAAGACAAGTTTTGGGGTACATCGTTCTGTGCAGCCAAGAGATACCTCAGAACCAACGAAGTACCAACCTTTGAGAGTGTCCGCTACTCATACCCTATCTTTGAGGATGATGTGGATGAAAGCAAGCCGCGGCCAAAGATAGAGTTGCGAGTGCGCTTTGAGAATCCTCGCATTGATATTCGTTTCCCAGATGGTGGCTTCATCGGTCTGGAATACAAACCAGACACCCATGAGTTTTCCGAGGCTCAGATATTCGGTGAAGATGGGTACTGGAAGCTGCCTTATGTTAAAGAGAGAATCGACCAACTGATAAATAGTTTGTGATATGAGAAAGTTCTTGAAGTCAGCAGGTTTGTACGCTTTGATGGCAATCTGCTATATTATCCTTATCGTGGTTGTGATTGTATTGTCCCCACTATGGGCATTTACCATTCTGACCTCACCAGACAGTAGTACACAAAGCAACGCAATGATGCGTAAGTAATATGGCAGACTTGAATAAATGCGTGGTGAAGATTGCCGTGAGCGGTGAGACTAACTATTTCCACATGGATGATGTAGTCTATTACCGCTCTGGCATGACACCAGACTTTGTTACAAGGTGGCTGTGGTACTTTGAATATCTGGCCGCACTGGTCAAGGTGAACAATCCTCATAGAAAGGTTGAGTTCTACAAAGGCCCACAGGATATATTAGTTGGCAAGGAGTGGCACGAACATAGGAGAGCCACATTGTTGAAGTCCAGAGCAACCAAGTTGAAGCAACTGGAAAAGGGCGTGGTTGATGATGATTTGTTTCACTTCAAGAGCCAAGACAATGAGGCTAAGAAGCAACAGGTTCTCGCACAGATTGATGCCCTCAACCGTGATGAGTTCCCCTTTGAAGAGTTCCCAGATTACATCAATAAAATCAAGCAGTATGCAGTTCGGTATTAACTGGAATGATGGTTACGAAGTGACCGTGTTAATGGTTGGAGAGCATGGGTATCTGAGGCATTTTCCCTTGCGGAACTTCGGTGAACACCAAGGCGATGCCAGAATCTTCAAAGAGGCAGATTGTCCGAACTTGACAGATGCCCAGATTCGTATGCTGATTAAGAACTATGACCCCAAAGTGAAGTATAAGCGCATAAGTAGTAAACGATTTGTAAGAGAAACATGATGGAAGATATTAGATTGTTATACATTGACCTGTTTTGTGGTGCAGGTGGCACATCTACTGGCGTGGAGAAAGCGACCCACAACGGCAAGAAATGTGCCAAGGTAATAGCCTGTGTCAATCACGATGCAAACGCTATTGCCTCTCATGCTGCCAACCATCCAGAGGCAGTACATTACACTGAGGATATTAGGACGTTGGAACTAACGCCAATGGTTGCCCATCTAAAGAAGATGAAAGCGAAGTACCCAGATGCCTACGTTGTATTGTGGGCTTCACTGGAATGTACGAACTTCAGTAAGGCCAAAGGTGGTATGCCCAGAGACGCAGACAGCCGCACGTTGGCTGAACACCTGTTCCGTTATATTGAGGCTCTGAATCCAGACTATATCCAGATTGAGAATGTGGAAGAGTTCATGAGTTGGGGCGATATGGACGAACACGGCCACCCCATCAGCAAGGATAAAGGCCGCTGTTATCTCAAATGGATTCAGAACGTGAAGAGTTATGGCTATGATTACTACTGGCGTATTCTGAACGCTGCCGACTACGGAGCCTATACTTCCAGAAAGCGGTTCTTTGGTCAATTCGCCAAGACTGGCCTCCCCATCACATTCCCGGTAGCCACCCATTCCAAGGATGGTGATACAGGTGGAATGTTTGGAGAAATGAAGAAATGGAAGCCTGTTCGTGACGTTCTGGATTTCTCAGATGAGGGCGAATCCATCTTTGACAGAAAGAAGCCACTGGTTGAAAAGACCCTCGAAAGAATCTATGCAGGTTTGATTAAGTTTGTGGCCGGAATGAGCCAGAGAGACTTTGCGGCTTTCATCGTGAAATACAACTCCATGAATCGAAGTGGTGGCTATTCTGCACCATCCATTGATGAGCCGTGTCCGACTGTTGCCTGTCAGAACCGCCTCGGTGTTGCACAGGTACACTTCCTGTCAAAGCAATTCTCTGGCAATCCGTCAGACAAGAATATCAGCGTGGATGGGCCTGCAGGAACATTGACCTGTATTGACCATCACGCACTCGTTGAAGCGGAGTTCCTAACGGCTCACTATGGTAATGGCTTCAATTCCTCTCTGGAAAAACCATCGCCAACCGTCACCACCAAAGACCGCTTCGAGAAAGTCAAGGCTTGCTTTCTGGATATGCAGTACGGCAATGGCACACCCTCATCTATTGAAAGTCCGGCACCAACAGCGACCACGAATCCGAAGTACCAGTTAGTGACCGCAGAACAGACTACGGCCAAATGGCACTACTTGATGAATCCGCAGTTTGCAAGCAAAGGTGGCTCGGTCAATGACCCTTGCTTCACTCTGATTGCTCGTATGGATAAGATGCCGCCGTACCTTATCAGCACCAAAGAGGGAGTAGGCATAGAGGTGTATGAGACTGACAGCCCAATGACCCAGAAGATTAAGGAGTTCATGGCGATGTATAGTATTATCGACATTAAGATGAGGATGCTGAAGGTGTCCGAGTTGAAACGCATTATGGGGTTCCCTACTGATTACGTCCTGGTAGGCAGTCAATCAGAGCAAAAGAAGTTCATTGGCAATGCGGTAGAGGTCGGCATGGCGAGGGTGTTGTGCGAAGCCCTCTGTGACCGTCTGGATGAGATAGAAAGGAGGGTAGCCGTATGAGACCAGTAGGGAACGGACTTATAGAACTGGTAGATGAAAAGTCAACCGACAAAGGGTTTTTCTGCATGAAACTTGTAGGCTTCATTATGAATGAGAGCAAGGAGCAACTAACGCTTGACAGACAAGATTTGTGGGCGTTGCGTTTCTCTGAGGCCAAGGCCGGAAGATGTGCATACAGGAATGAGTGTTCCATCTATGCGAGAACGAAAGCCACCCATCATTCACAACCAATACAACTGTCATTTAGTTTTTGAGTTATGATTACCTATGTACCAAACGCATTCATCCCAAAGGAACAGGTTAAGTGTCCTTTTGGTGAGAGAGACCTCCAGAATGATGTCTGTTACTCTGGTGGCGGTCACAACCGATGCCCCTACTTCATCCGCTATGAGTGGTGCAATGAGCATAACGGTTGCATCGCCTGTAACCACCCACCGAAGCCAAAGGCGGTGCAATTAGACCTCTTTGACATGTGAAAAGAGTACACTATCACGCTAAAATTGGCAAATTTATTTGTTATTCAAATAGAATTAAGAGAAATTTTTGTACCTTTGCCCCCAAATTACAAAATAAGTTCAAATATGCAGAGAGAATTTAAGGCAATACCACTGTCAATCGTTGAAGTGTCTCGGTTGCAGTACAATACAGGACAGATAGAGGGAGTACCAAAGAACCCTCGTTTTGTCCGAGATTTGCGTTACAAGTTGATGAAGAAAAGCATCGAGGAATCACCCGAAATGCTGTCTCTTCGTGAGATTATCGCGTACCCTGTTGATGATGTCCTGGTAGCCGTTTGCGGAAACCTCAGACTTCGCGCATGCAGGGAGTTGGGATTTAAGGAGGTTCCAGTCAAGATACTGCCTAAAGAGACTACTGCTGCAAAGTTGCGTGAGTACGCATCCAAAGACAATGTTTCCTTTGGTGAGAATGACATCGAAGCCATGATGAATGACTGGAACCCAGATGAGTTGATGGGTTGGGGTGTTGAACTGCCAGAGGAAAAGAAGAAAGATGCCTTTGAAAAGAGGTTCAACAACATCAAGGATGAAGATGCCGTTTACCCGATGATTCCCAAGTATGATGAGAAACACGAGTTGTTCATCATACATAGTTCAAATGAGGTCGATTCTAACTGGCTCCGTGAGAAGTTGGGTATGCAGAGGATGAAATCATATAAGAGCGGTCGTTTGTGCAAGTCAAATGTTATCAGTATAGAAGATGTGCGCCATGCCCTTGAAGATAGTCATACCCAGTCATAAGCGGTGGGATAGAGTGGTAGCAAAGAAGCTGTTCCCCTCGCCCATTATCTGCGTGGCCGAAAGCCAAGCGGAACAGTATAGGCGTTTCAATCCAGAGTGTGAGATTGTGACCCATCCAGACGATGTAGTAGGGCTTATCCCGAAGCGTAACTGGATGGCACGGCATTTCGGAGATTTGTTCATGGTCGATGATGATGTCTTTCAGTTCAAGAAACTCTACAATGAGAAAGGCGAGAAGTGCAATATCAAAGACCCCAATGAGGTGCAGCGCATAGTCGAAGAGTTGCACGAACTGGCAGAAATGCTTGATGTTCACTGTTGGGGTTACACCAACCGAAAGACACCAGTACAGTATGATGAGCAGTGTTACCTCTCATTCACCAGACAGATTACAGGTTGCTCGTATGGTGTCCGCTTCAATGAAAACGTCTGGTGGAATGAAGAGTTGAAGTTGAAAGAAGATTTCTGGATTTCCTGTTATATGAAGTTCAAGGAAAGGCGCATACTGACAGATGAGCGTTATACGTTCGTCCAGAAAGACACCTTTGTCAATGCAGGTGGTTTGTCCGAGATTCGTAACCATGATGAGGAAAGGCGTAGCATCCTCTTCATGCGTAAGATGTTCGGTGAAGCCATCCAACTGAAAGGGCAAGGGTCGAATGGTTCTGAAAAGACCATCAACAAAGTACAATACAACATCATAACAAATTTTAGGTTTTGAACGATGAAAAAGAAGTTTGAAAATTTGCATATCTCGCTAAAAATGACTAACTTTACTGTTAGAAAACAAGAATAACAAAACCAAAAGTAAGAGCAATGGAATTAAGAACAGTTAAAGGTTACGATTTCTACGAAGTATCATCAGCCATGCAAAAGGCCATTCGTAGAGCAGACGCACGAACAGCAGGGTATTTCGCCCTGGAATTATGGCATTCAGGCTACCGTGATTATGTCTGGAAGAGACTATACACGATAAGCGCGGAAGACTGCTACGGCCTCATCACCCAAGAGATTGAGGCGTTATGGCAGGGCCATGAGTTAGTAAACAAGAAACAACCTGTGCCGAAAGGCAGGGTGTTCGTCAGTAAGGCCGTTCTGCTCCTGTGTGAGTGTCGCAAAAGCCGTGATGCAGACCACTTGCAGAATCTTGTCTATGACCAGAACCGACTGGAGAATGTGGACGCATGGCTCGAAGATGCCAGACGGTACCCGATTCCCATTCCAGAATACACCTACGATGTTCACACTCGCAAGGGTAAGATGATGGGGCGCACCAAAGACCAGTTCTTCAGAGAAGAGTTCGAGGCGTTGAAGCCGCGACAGTTGGGCCTCTTTGATGATTTCTTTCAATAGTTAGTATATGGATAAAGTCGTAGTGACAGGAAGTGAGGGCTTCATTGGCAAAGCCCTTTGCAAGAAACTGGAATCCAGAAAGAATGTCGAGGTGATACGGATAGACCGTCACCTCGGCATTGAGGCAAAAGGTATTGGTGACTATCTGGATGGTGATGTTGTAGGGGTGTTCCACCTTGCAGCACAGACAAGCGTGTTTAACAATGACCTGCGCCAGATTGCAGATGATAACATCGTGACATTTATCGAGGTGGTGGAGCAGTGTAACAGGCATAATGTGCCGTTGGTGTATGCCTCATCCTCAACCGCCAACGATGGCAACACTACCTCACTCTATGGGTTGAGTAAGCGTTTCGATGAGCAGTTTGCAGCACTCTACGCCAAGAACGCGACAGGGGTAAGACTGCATAACGTCTATGGCTCAGAACCGCGTTCTGGCACCCTGTTACACGTCTTGATGAATAACCCAGAAGTGACCCTGTATAACAACGGTGAGAATATCCGCTGTTTTACACACATAGACGATGCCACGGATGGGCTTATTGCCGCGTTGGGCTACCATCATCAAGTAGTAAACGTGGTGAACTATGAGCCTACCAGAATAGCCGATTTTGCCGAAGAGGTGGCGAAGTACAATGGTGTGCGCATCCTCTATGACCCTCATCCCAGAGAGCGCGACAACGTGACACAGGACGTTGACCGTCAGATGTTCACAGTTCCGCTAACGTACCGTAATTATCGAGTAGGACTGAAATCAATTTTTGAGCATGGCGGTTAAGAAGTTGAAGTATGAAAATCTCTCTAAGGAGCAGAACCGTTTCCTTGAAGCGTTGAAGCTGTCACTCGGAAACGTGACTGGAGCGTGTGCCAAAGTCAAGGTGTCGCGTCAGACGTACTATAACTGGATGAAGAATCCAGAGTTTGCCGATGCCGTGGAAGAGGTGAACGAATCCAATCTGGACTATGCAGAGAGTAAGTTGCTGTCCCTAATTCGCAATGAGAATCCTACGGCCATCATATTCTACCTAAAGACCAAGGGCAAGAAACGTGGTTACATTGAGCGTATGGAGAATGAGGTAGATGTGAATGCCTTTGAGAAACTGTTGCGAGAAATGCCAGACGATGAAGATTCAGAAGAATGATAGACAACAGAAAAGCACAGCACCAACTGAAGAAATGGCAAGCCGACTGGAATCTGTTTGCCAGAGACGTATTGCGTGCCAATCTCGACAAAGAGCAACAGGCAATACTTTCTTCGGTGCAGCACAATCCCATGACAGCCGTAGCCTCTGGTACTGCCAGAGGAAAGGACTATGTGGCCGCTTGCGCTGCGATGTGTTTTATGTATCTCACACCCAGATTCAAGGATGGCAACCTCGTAGGCAATACCAAGATAGCAATGACCGCACCCACTGGCAGACAGGTAAAGGACATTATGATTCCAGAGGTGGCGCGTCTGTTCCGTACTGCAAAGTTCCTGCCCGGTCGTTTGCTTTCTAACGGCATCCGTACCAATTATGATGAGTGGTACTTGACAGGATTCAAGAGTTCCGAGGATAACACCGAGGCGTGGTCTGGATTCCATGCAGTCAATACCATGTTTATTGTCACCGAGGCATCGGGTATCTCTGAAAACACGTTCAATGCCATTGAGGGTAACTTGCAGGGTAATTCGCGGTTGTTGATCGTCTTTAACCCGAACATCACAACTGGATATGCGGCCAAGGCTATGAAGTCTGGCCGATTCAACAAGTTCAGACTAAACTCGCTCAATGCTGAGAATGTGGTAAAGAAGCGTAATGTCATTCCTGGGCAGGTCGATTATGAGTGGGTCAAGGATAAGGTGGAGAATTGGGCCACACCGATTAGGCCGGAAGAGTTTGATGAGGGGCAGGGTGATTTCTTCTGGGAGGGCAAGATGTACCGTCCGAATGACCTGTTTAGGGTCAAGGTGTTGGGCATGTTCCCGAAAGCCGCAGAAGATATACTCATACCTTACGAGTGGGTGGAACTGGCAAACAGACGGTGGTACGAGTTGAAAGAATCTGGATTCACTACAAAGAAGTCCGTCCGTCTCGGTGTCGATGTCGCAGGTATGGGTCGTGACAATAGTATTCTGCTGCCTCGCTATGGCTCATGGGTTCCAGAAATCAAGGTGCATCAGTCTGGTGGAAAGGCCGACCACATGCACGTTGTCGGAATGACTACGCCCTATCTTGCAGACCCAGACGCAAAGGCTTTCATTGACACCATCGGAGAGGGTGCAGGTGTCTATTCCAGACTGGAAGAGTTGGAGTATTCCAATGCCTATTCGTGCAAGTTCTCTGAGGGTACGAAAGGGCTGTCCGACATCACAGAGCAGTACACCTTTGCCAACATGAGGGCTTACCTGTTCTGGGCAGTCCGTGACTGGCTAAATCCAAAGAACGGCTTTAATCCGGCACTGCCTCCAGACGATGGCTTGATTGAGGAAGCCACAGAAATACACTGGAAGTTCCAGAGTAACGGTAGTATCATCATGGAGAGCAAGGATGATATAAAGAAGCGGTTGAAGCGTTCACCAGACAAATTCGATGCGTTGGCCAACACGTTCTATCCGCGTGACTACGATTTTTCAGACGATGAAGATATTGAGAAAGATATTTTGTAGCAAAAATTAGATGGTTTGAATATTATTTTGTAATTTTGCAGCCGAAATCGTTTCTTTTGACGATTTCATTGCTCTTAGTGTGTCTCGACTGTGAAGTTAGGACACACCTTTTTTATTGGTTAAAAAGAGTTGGCAAGGCGAAAATAAAGAGTTTTCCGTTTTGATAATTCAGAAAAAATCGCTATCTTTGCAGTATAGAAATTCAAACTATAAGAGCAATGAGACAGACAAAAGAAACAAAGTCACTTCAAAAGAAGTACGATAAGATGGCTTACCAGTATGACCCTTGGAAGCAGCAGATAGTCATTGAGACCGTCAACGGTGAATGCGTGATTGAGTTGCTGAAATCAGACAGGCAGTTTCATCTTATCAAGGTTGAGCAGCATGACAGCCAGGACATCATCGGACTGGACGCAATCAATGAGAAAGTTGCCTCAATGATTGCCAGTGGAGAGGTTAAGAACTTATATATTGATTCACTCTAAACGCCCGAAGTCATGGAGAAAGATATGCTTACCCTGCAAGAACTTTACAAGTTCATCTGCCAGACAGAGAAAATCACCCAGAAGCCTTTGCGGTTCAAGCGAGTTGGAAAGGGCGGTGCCTGTTGCACCTATTCTGGAAAGCGTGTTTATTCCATCAGCATAGACCTCGCAAGAATCTGTATCGGTGCTGCCTACGCACTCTGTCATGAGGTAGCCCACCAGATACTCATTGAGAATGATGGTAACGCCACCCACAACAGGGCATTCAAGAAAGAAGAGCAAAGATTGGTCAAGGCGTATGCCAACTGCCCAATCGCACGAAAGTTAATATTCTAAATCAAAGAGCAATGGAAACAAAAGAAACGGTTGTAAAGACCAAAACAAAGATGTGGGATGGCAAAGCCTACACCATTGAACTGACAGAAAGCCAGTTGGAAGAAATGCGCCATGATGCCGATGTGTGCAAGTTGAATGGCTATGACTTCGACTACTTTATGAATGAGTTTCTGACCAGATGGAAGCGTGAAGATTGGCCGGAGGTTGCAGCCGAGGTGTTTGCTGAATCCAATCCAGAATTGAAAGTCGGCCTCGGTGCCACAATGAACCTCTGGAGTGACCACAGGGCTATGACCATCGTAGAGGTTGTAAGTCCAAAGAAAATCATAGTACAGGAAAATGAGACTGAATGTTTAGACTACTACGGTGGCCGTTACAAGGTTCTGGATTCCATTGCCGAGTATATGGGAAAGCACACGTTCACCTTGCGCAAGAATGGCAAATGGGTTGAAGAGGGCCAACCTAAGAAGTTCGGTAGTGTGACACTGACAGTCGGTTTCCGCAGACATTACATTGACCCATCGTTTTAGATATGAAGACATATATTGTTCATCCAGTTGTAGATAACCACATCTGGATTACAACGCAGTACAAGTCTGGCAGAAAGATAGTGGAACGCATAGCATTCCAGATTGATTGTCCCGGTAGATGGTATGAGGATAAGTATAATTGTCATGTTGATGGTTGTGATTATCCATTTGATACGGTTGAGGCCGCTCTGGAACATGGCGCAATAGTGTTGAGAATTGACGGTGAGCCGTATGAGTTTACCCATACTGAAGAAGTTTATGACCCATATAAAAAGCAGTTATGACGTACAAAGTGAAAATCATTGAGACCCTATCCAGAACGGTAGAGGTCGAGGCCAATAGTTCCGATGAGGCTTGGGATAAGGTCGAAGCACAGTGGAAAGCCTCAGAGATAGTGTTAGACAGTGGTGACTTTGAGGGTCACGAAATCTACGTTGTTCATGGAAACGAAAACCAGTAAAGCTGTTGCCCTACTGAAAGATGGCCGGATGCGCGAGGCTCTGGCTGTCTTTCGGACATTCCGAATGGGGTTTAGCCGTGATGAGCGCAGAACCATCCAGATAGCCAGTGAGACGTTGAACGGTGGCGGTCAGTTCTACCAGAGTTTGGGCATCAATACTGATTCCATACTGGAAGAGGCAAAGGTGATACTCGCTCAAAAGTATCTCTAATTTCAAGAGTTAAAAAGAGTTGGTCAGTTGAAAATAAAGGTTCATTCGTTTTGATAATTCAGAAAAAAACGCTATCTTTGTAGTACAATAATAAAGATAATAACTTTCAAAATTCAAGAGCAATGAAATCAATTACAGCACAACTGAAAGCAAAGGTCGAGGAACTGATTGCCAACCTCAAAGAAAATGGTTTAGAGTTCACAGGTCTCTATGTTGAAGAGACTGCCAATTTCACTAACATTGCCATCATGTATGAGGATAGTGATGGTAATGAGAATGGTGACATCTGGGAGATACAGGGCGATGAGTTAGAGATAGTAGAGTATGGAGCATTTGACACAACGCCCATCTACAACTGGCCAGGAAGTTTTGAAGAAATCTCTCTGGATGAGTTGGAAGTAAAGTAATAACCACATAGCAGTAAGAGCAATGAAATTAGTCACGAAACAAGTAGAAAAGGAGTTAGCGAAATTTCCGCTGTACTCCCAGAGCGACAAAAAGCAAAATGCCATTTGCGTAGTTAAGTATTTCCTCACTGGTGGGGCGCATACCTGGTATGTGTTGGAAGCCGACCTAAAAGAGAATCTGGCTTTTGGAATCGTAGTCAATGGGTATGGAGAATGTGAGTATGGGTATTTCAGCCTTACCGAACTCCAGAACTTGAAGAATAGTTGGGGTTGCGGTGTTGAGAGAGACATCTGCCACAATCCGAAGCCATTGTCTGAAATGAAAGATGAGTGCTATCTGGAAAAGTTCATTAACCGCTTATATGGGGAGGCATGATTATGAAAGACTGTTGCGAAAATTGCAAGTTCTGGAAGTGCATGGGTTATCACTACTACGAATGCACGAATGAGAGTTCAGATAAGTATGAGCGTTCCACATCGAGGGGCGACAGTTGTAACCAATTTACTGAAGATTAGTATGGAGCAGACAGAGACCAGTGCAAAGGTTGTTGATATGACAACGCTTTCGCCAATGATGAAGCAGTATTACGACATCAAGAGTAAGCATCCAGACGCAGTGCTTTTATTCCGTGTCAGTGATTTCTATGAATCCTACAATGAGGATGCCAAGACATGTGCAGACATTCTGGGTATCACTCTGACATGGCGTAGAAATGTCAGACCAGACTACAAGACATATCGCGGTGCAATGGCCGGGTTCCCTCACCATGCCCTTGATACCTACCTGCCCAAACTGGTAAGGGCTGGAAAAAGAATCGCCATCTGTGACCAACTGGAAGCCCCAAAGAAAACGGTCAAGCGTGGTATTACGGAGTTAGTCACTCCGATGGTGAATCAGTAAGGCTGTGCGCCTGAGTTCGAGCCTCGGGCACCAACAAACCTCTCATTAGGGTTAGGGTGAGTTATCCGCATTTTCGTTAGCACCTTTGAAGTTGCACTCATCCTCTGAAACAAAAACAGGAACTTGAAAGCGATGCGGCGACCAGACAGGCCGACAGTCGGGGCAAGGAAAAGCTCGTAACCAGTCAACGCCTCCGAACTTATACCGATGGGGCAAAGGAGAAAACCGTAGAAACCGTGGTCGCACGTATCACCCAGACAGCAGAGTGAACGCTTAATCATCCTCTGGAAGCGTACCAGTAATCAAAGGCGCATGGAGCAGCGATTAAAGTCGCTGTTTCCCATATTGTTAAAAAGAGTTGGTCGGTTAAAAATAGAGTTCAATCGGTTTTGATAATTCAGAAAAAATGGTTATCTTTGCAGTATAGAAATCAATTAAGAATAAGAGCAATGAAAACGATTAAGATTCAGTTCCAGAGTAACGGTGAGACCGTTAAGAGAACAGCGATTATCAATGACTGTCTGAACGAGTTGAGCAACAGCCAGAAGAATCAAGCCTACGAAATCAGCAATGAGTGTTGGAGTGATGGCTACTGGTCGATACTCTTTGAGGGAGAGCCGGGCACCCTGTATGAAATCGAGTTCAAGTATGATACTGAGAACTACCGCGAGACATTGGAGCCTATCAAGGCTATCACATGGGTAAATGACATCATCGAGGACGTTCAACCAGTGAAAGTGACAATTAAGTAGTAACCCTATAAAAAGTAAGAGCAATGAACACGTATCAAAAGTATTGCCCCAACGTATTTGTAGCAAAATGCGAAGAGAGGCACGAAAGAGGCGAAATCATCACCGTAACTACAAAGTACGGCAAAGAGAATGAACACATCGTTTACAACCTCGTGGCAGAACGTGGTGGATTTTTCTACTACTCCATCGTTCGGGCTGATGGCTACAACTGCCAGGAGAGAGCCAAACGGAAAGTCGAGAAGTACGAGCAAGCAGCCGCCAATGCAGACAGACGCGCAGGTGAGTATTTCGACAAGTCCAACAAAGATGCAGCTTTCCTCTCTCTGGGAGAGCCTATCAAAGTCGGACATCATTCTGAGCGCAGACACCGCAAAGCCATTGAGGACGCATGGCGCAACACTGGAAAGATGGCCGCTGAAATGGATAAGGCAGAAGCCTACCGTGACAAGGCCGAGGGTTGGGAACGTCACACTGAGGACATCAACCTGTCAATGCCAGAGAGCATACAGTATTACGCTGAGATTCTGGAAAAGGCCAAGGCATACCATCAAGCCATGAAAGAGGGTAAGATTGAGCGCGAACATGCCTACTCTCTGACCTATGCCAAGAAAGCCGTTAATGAAGCCCAGAAGAATTACGATACAGCCGTGAAGTTATGGGCATGAGACCTATTCGTTCTTTCTATGATGGTCGTATTATCGGCTATCTTGATACATCTAAATCGAAGAGCAATGAAACGACAAAAGACGCAAACAGAAGTATGGCTCATTCAGCAGATGTGGACGTGTCGCAGGGAAATCAACCTGTATAAGACAGAGCCGTACATGACCAATCCAACGAGGTATGCAGCCACAAGTTACATGAAGCGTTGCATGGAGGGCTATCGTAGCCAATTAGCGCGACATAGAGAGTTCCAGAGGGCATAAGAACCTGCAAAAATCGGGGTGTTTACAGTAAAAGGTGTGCGAAAGTGCGCCTTTTATTGATTTTTATAGTTAATTTTATTTGTTATTCAAATAAATTGTGTACCTTTGCGGTCGTAATTACAACTTTTTTGAAAAATGGCCGATATATCATCCATCATTGACTTTACTCGAAAGGCCAGTGAAATTATCGCTGACCTCAAAGAGAAATCCGTTCCAGTTCCCGATTGGGAAAAACTGGTTGAAGATTATGAGCCGACCAAGCATGAGATTTGTACTGACACAACTACGCTCAAAGACAAAACGCGGTCGGACGGTACAACAGAACCTTCAGCACGTATCAGCATCGGACTGGAAAAACTGTTGGCAAAGCGTATGGCAGAGTTCACTTTTGCCCTGCCTGTCAAGCGTGTTTATTCCAACACCACGAATGATGATGGTTCGCCCAATGAGACCAGACAGGCCATCGTTAAGGCTTTAGAGGCTATCTACAAAAACGTCCGCATTGATTCTGAGAACTTGAAGCGTGGACTTGATTTGTATGCAGCCTGTGAAGTGTTCACTATCTGGTATGCGGTAAAGAAGCCTAACACCCTGTATGGCTTTGATTCCAAATGGAAACTCAAATGTAAGACGTACTCGCCAATGAACGGCACAAAGTTGTACCCCATCATTGACGAAATGGATGATATGTTGTCGATGTCATTTGAGTACACCAAGAAAATCAAGGATAAGAGTATCACCTACTTTGAGACGTACACAGCCGACCGTCACTATATCTGGAGGCAAGAGTTGACAGGTGGTGACTGGGAAGAGGTTACGGCCAGAACCTCAGATGAGGGTGAGGAAGTCCACGGTGATGAAATCCAGATTGTGAAGATTCCCGGTGCTTACGCATGGTTGCCGAAGCCTGTCTATCATGGACTGACTGGACTACGCAAAGAGATAGAGTACACACTTTCCAGAAACTCCAACGTCATAGCCTACAACTCTGCCCCCATCCTCAAAATCATTGGCGGCATGAAAGGCAAAGAGGATAAGGGCGAAAGCCGTAGAATCTTCCGCGTCGAGAATGGCGGTGATGTGGGATATGTCGCATGGCAGCAGGCTATCGAGGCTTTGAAGTACCATGTTGACACCATGCTCAAACTCTACTGGATGCAAGCGCAGATACCAGACATATCTTTCGAGAACATGAAAGGTCTGGGCAACATCGGCTTTGATGCCCGTCAGACGATGCTCACAGATGCGCACTTGAAGATTGGTGAAATGTCTGGAATCTGGATAGAGTTTCTGGAGCGTGAGTTCAATGTTATCAAGGCATTCTTGAAGTGCATGAATAACAAGTGGGCCGCAGACATTGACGCAATCACCTGTGAGCATATCATATCGCCTTTCATCCAGAATGACGAACTGGCAGAGATTAACAAGCGTAAGGTGGCCAACGGTGGCAAGCCCATCGAAAGCCAACTGGAATCCATCGAGCGTTACGGCATGAGCGACAACGCACAGCAGACGTTAGAGCAGATTCAGAAAGAGGAAAAGGCCACGGCACAGACCAAGGCCGATGCCTTTGCAATGAGCAATCAAGTAGTAATGTAATCCGAAATAGTATGAAGAAAAAGTTAGCCGCCCTACTCACCAAGTGGGCAATGAAACTGAATCCAGAGGCCGCTATATCGGCCGTAGTTCCCATCTATGAACACTATGAGGCCAAAGCCATCGGCATAGGTCATGAAATCACGAAAAATGAACTCCGTAAGTTCAAGCGTGAGAATAATGAAAAGTCAAGCCGTAAAGCCTTGCGTATGCTGATTGATGAGACCATCAAGCATAATCTTTCTGGCATCTTCAATACTGCCAAAGATATTGTTGAGGTTAGTGTGTATAGACAGGGTGAATCCACCATCGTTGAATCCAGATTGAACGTGTATGTCAAGAAAGCCGACCAAGACACCGAGCCAGAACCAGAGGCAGAGACAGGAGGTGGGGAATCACCAATGCCGTGATTGTGCCTTGTGTGAGTATGAGACAGCGCACCACACAATCAGTCTGGAAGGAAAGCCGACTTTAGGCCGTTGCCCTCACTACACTAACAAGAAATTCTGTGTCCTACTAAGTCAAAAGAGTTGTATTCACTTCCAACCAAAAAGTGATATATTTCCAAACCAAATCAATTAAACAACATGAAGAAACTACTTCGTCTGAGCCTGTTTGCACTATGTGCAGTCATGCTCATGGGGTTGTTCTCTTGCGACCCCAAAAAGAAAACGCAGGAGGCATCAGTTCCCACAACCGAGACTGTTGCAAGTGGAAATGTCGTGCTGAACGTGGCTACCGCTATCAGTTCCGACCTTGAATACATGTTCGTCAACTACGGTTCCGACTATCGGTACTATGAGACAGACATCGTTCTGGCTGATTACCTTGATGGCGAGAACCAGACAGGAGCCGTTGAAACCGTGACTAATGTGTTCCAGGTAGTGACCGACCTTGATTCTGGTGGGGCTGATACTGAGGTAATCATCTTTACGCACACTAAGAAAGACGTGCAGATGGAGCAGCATCACGGCTTCTGGATTGAGGATTTCCCATTGAATGACCAAGGCATCAAAATTACATTCGCACAAGCCTACGAAAAGGTCATGTCTGCCAACTATCCCAAGCCTCATTCGCGCCATTGTGTACTACGAAAACAGGTAGGGCCAAAGAACGCCAATCCTCAATACATCTTCGGCAATAATCGAGCGCAGTTGTATGTGGATGCGGTGACAGGCGATGTCTCAGACAAGAATCCTGTGTTTGACGGTTCTGGCTTTAGTTGCCCTCTGGGAGAGTGGCCCTAACTGAAAGGAGGTGACTATGGCAAGCCGTTCCACAGAGTATTACAGAACCCATCCCAAGGCGCGTGAGAAAAAAGCTGCCTATGATACGGAGTTTAATAAGAAACCGTCACAGCAGAAGAAACGTGCCGAACTGGCCAAGGCTAACCGTGAGCATGATAAGAAGTATGGCAAATCCTCTCGCAGTGGTAAGGATTTGAGCCACACTTCACATGGACTTGTATATAAGTCCGCTTCTGCCAACAGAGGCAGCAAGAGTGATACTGCAGGTGACCGCAGAGCCAGAGGGAGCCGTAAGCGCAGGTAACTCATGGGAAAGCCAAAGACACCCAACCAGAAGAAAGCGTACAATGCTTTGAACTCTCGTTTATCTCAATACATGGCGAGGGTTCAAAGCATTTATGATGAGTTGTGCCTCCAGACTGCCAGAATCGTTGAGGCTACGGCCTATGATGGTTCGGCAGCGTTCCTCTTTGCTGACTATCCAGACGTGGCTCAGATGGTCGAGGATTTGAAGTCTGAGTTTTTCGGCCAGATGCGCGGCCTCATCTATTCCGGCACATCGGCAGAGTGGAAGCAGAGTAATATAATGCAAGATTTGTTGGCAAAGAAAGTCTTGAAGTATTACGATGCACAGATAGACGGTCAGCAGCAAAGGGTGTACTTCCAATCGAATAGTGATGCGCTCCGAGCATTCCAGAACCGCACTGAGCATGGTATGAACCTGTCGGCCAAAATCTGGAACCAGTCAGAGAACTACGTCCAAGAAATGGAGTATGCCATATCGTCAGCCATTGAAAAGGGTATGAGTGCTGTCACTCTGAGCAAGCGTTTGAGTAAGTATCTGAATGACTTTGACACCCTAAAGGCTGACTATGAAGAGAAGTACGGCCATGCTGTCGATTGTGCCGACTGTGAGTATAGGTCACTCCGTCTGGCTCGTTCTGAAATCAATATGGCCTATCGTAGTGCCGAGCAAACGAGGTGGCAGCAGTTTGACTTCATCACTGGATATGAGGTCAAGTTGTCCGGCTCCCATCCGAAGCCAGATATATGTGATATGCTTGCAGGTAAGTACCCGAAAGATTTTGTCTGGACTGGATGGCACCCCAATGATTTGTGTTATGTTGTTCCCATCATAATGAGTGAGGATGATTACTGGAAGATGCGCGAGGGTGAGACCACCGCAGAAGAGCAACAGGTAACGGAACTGCCAGAATCATTCAAAGACTATGTGCGAGACAACCAGACCAAGATTGAAACAGCACAAAGCCGTGGTACGTCCCCATATTGGGTACGAGATAATATCAGACAGATTGATCGTGCGCTCAAACCGTCCGACTGGCAGATTACAGAAGATGATATTGGCCAGTTGCCAAACTTTGGCAGGTTCACCGCTAAAGCCTACAATGGTTCCGCACTGAGAGGGTACAACCTACCCAGATTCGATGAGGCTATGACCGTGATAGGTGATAGCGCAGACATCTACTGGAAAGACAAGTCTGTTACCATATTCAAGAATGGCAATGCTGCCATGACCTATAACGGTGTTGTTGAGGGTGGCGGTCGTGTTGAGGTGGTGCGTGATTTCAGACATACAGACAGAGGCGTTGAGGTGAATCACTCCAGATTCTTTCTGCCTAAAGAGTTGCAGGGCAAAGGTATCTCAAAAGAGATATTCCGCAATCTGTTCGCAGAGTATGGCGATATGAGGGTTGCCAGAGTGAACGTAAAGGCTAATGCTGATGTCGGTGGCTATGCGTGGGCAAAGTATGGATTCTGTGCCACTCAATCCGAGGTGAAGAATCTACTCCAAAGGGCTGTCAGTTCTGCAAGAATCACCAGAGAGGAATACGAGGAAGCCATGTCGCTTGTCAATGGCAGAGGTTCTGAATCGTTCCCGATGAACCTGTTGGCTAATATGCCGTATGGTGAAAAGTTGCTGAAAGGTGAACACTGGCAGGGCTTTTTAGACTTCGAGAACAGGAAACAAGTAAAATACATGAAAGAATATATTGGTTATCCAAAATAAATCCGTACCTTTGCATCATGGAACTACAAGAAGAGTTGACTGCAAAAATGCACTCCGAGTTTACGGTAGATGCTGAGACTGACAGAAAACACCGCGCAGGGTGTGTTTGGGAGGTCGTAGGCTTCGATGCCTCCAGAGAAGATATAGAGCATTGGGCCAGTCGGTACGGTGTCACCTACGACAAATGTATGGAGTACAAAAGTTTCTGGCACAATCTTCACCAGAACAGCAAAAGGCAGCGTTGAGGCTGTCTTTTTTCTTGATACGTTAAAAATGGTTGGTTGAGGCATAACTGGCTGAAAATAATTGGTTTTTCGTTTTGTACTTTCAGAAAAAAACGCTATCTTTGTAGTACAATAATAAAAGATAACCAATTAAATAAAAAGAGCAATGAAATATCAGATTTTACAAGTAAGAGACGATGCAGAAAATTCTCGCTACATCATGTTTTCCAGTCTTGAAATGGTCGAGCATCTGGGATTGAAGATTACCAAAGACCTGTACGAAAAGGTATGGGAGGGTGAGATTGAAGAGGCCAACGATGTGTATGTTACACTGGAGCAAATCTTCCATCAGTTCAATATCGGTAGAAAGCCAGAGGGATTCAAGGGTCACAGCCTTTCCGTCTCTGACATCATCAAACTGGAAGATAAGTTCTACTACTGTGACAGTTTCGGATTTGAGGAAATCGAGTTGTAACCATCAAACAAGTAAGAGCAATGAAAAAGGGTATCAGCACAAGAATGAGAAACATCATGCAGTCCTATATCGGCAAGAGTTACGATGTTTATTCCCATGGTCACTACTACTGGACTTTGAAAATAGTCGGGTTCCTGGGTGATACTGGATATTTCGTCACCGAGATAAACGATGGTGAGAAAGTCTGGGAGAGTAATGCGAGTTATGGCGAAATCAAGGCCGAGACAAAGAAAGGCTCATATAGAGAACGCCAAGACGTTAAACAGAGTTAAGTCGCTGAAAATAAACGAGTTTCCGTTTTGATAATTCAGAAAAATACGCTATCTTTGCAGTATAGAAATTAAACAAAAAACATTATTCACAATTAAAATTTAAGAGCAATGAAACAGTTAGATGTAAACGAGATTAAGAACCAGATTAAGGTGAACTTTGAGAGCATGACCTTTGAGGCCGCTCTGAGTGCTAACGCTGAACTCTTCAAGGAGTACGAAGAGGTTAAGGGCAAGAGAAGCCTCACCGCCCTTATCTCATACTACCGCACCAAGGCCAATGCCACGGTAGCCATCGAGCCGGAAGAGAATCTGGAACCAGTGAACGAGCCAGAGGCCATCGAGCCAGAACCAGAGAATGAGCCTGTTGATGAGCCAGAGCCTACCAATGATGAGGCTGAGACTGAACCTGCCACCGAAGAGCCGTACACTTTTGATGTGACCGCTGAGACTGGACACATCAGCCGCGAACACATCCAGTCGCTCATTGACAGCGAACACTCCATCATCAACAAGTTCTGTGTGATTCGGGAGTACTTCAAGCAAGAGAGTGATTTCCATACCATCCGCAACACCAGAATGTTCGTCAAGAATGACGGTGATGGTTATGAGCGTTGGAACGATGCCAGAGCCACCGCAAACGCCAACGGCATCAAGTCGTACAGGAAGCCTGGTAACTTCGACCTCTCACATGATGGTTTCCCTGTTGGTGAAGAGTATTGCTGTGTGAGCGTGATGAGAATCAAAGACGCATTCCAGAAGTATCTCTTTGACCGCGAGGGAGCCACCCAGATTGCAAGGGTTGAGAGTATCGACATCGAGATTATGGCATAGTATTCATCTGGAGGTGGGCCTCACCGCTCACCTCCGCTAATATCAAGAGCAATGATTGAAGTCTATTTGGGAAACGAGTTAGGCAATCTCTGTGAGCAAGATTGCAAGAGCATCAAACGAGTTATGGAGGGTGCCACCTACTATAACTTTGAAATAAGTTGGTCAAACTATGCAGGTAATTGTCAGTTGATTGTCAAGACTGACTACCCAGAAGCAAATGAGGCAGAAGTAAAGAGAATGTTCGTCAGTGCTTTCTTCAGTACGATGGCCGGAGTTGCAGAACGTGAGAGGATTCTGAGGGAGTATTGCAAGAGCAAGCAAGCCCATCCAGAGGCTTTGGTGATGTTTGAGCGTGACCATGATTTCGTATTCTACCAACAGGACGCAGTGACCGTGAATCAGTTGAATTTCCCATCCTATGTGAAGTTTCACGGCCAGACAAAAGAGGGTCTGTTGTTCACCAGTATAGATAAGCACCAGTTTGACGAATTGAAGAGCCAACTGTTGGCAAAGGGTATTGACTTCTATAAATTATAATATATGTTCACGAAAGCCAAGGAGCAAGCAGTATATAACTGGCTCTATGAGAATGCCAGTGAAGAGGTTGCGGACGTTGTTTTCAATGCAATTTCCGTGAACGCAAAACAGGATTTATATTCCGTCCTGGTCGATGATGGCTACATCGAAGATTTGGATGAGCCAGAAGATGAGGATGAAGATATTTGAATAACAAATAATATCTGTTTTCATTGCATCCAGAGGGTGTTTGGCAGCAAAAGTTGTCGAATACCCTCACTTTTTAGCAAAAAAATCACAAAATTATTTGTTATTCAAATAAATTTGAGTACCTTTGCGACCGAAAGCGTGTGAAGATGCACGTGACAGAACTGTTCGGATTAAAACATTGCTCTTACGATGTGGTTCTGATGATGGTCTGCCTGTATCACACTCGCAGACCATTTTTAACAAACCAAAATCCGTAAAACAATGAACAGACATTTTAGAAAAGTTCTGGAAGTGCTGAAAACGAGAAAGGAAATTAAGGCGCTCGGGTTCAGCCGTAAGGAGATTAAGGGTATCGCCGCCAAAGTTGCCGATAAACTTGACCTCGAAGATGATGCCAGTGACGAAGATGTAACAAAAGCCATTGACGAAGAGGTTAATGCCGCCATTGACGTGTTACAGTTCGCTCAATCTGCCGCAGACCGCCGTTTCCAACAGTACAAAGATTCGCTCGATGCTGACGATGATGATGATGATGACGATGATGACGACCAAGACGATGAGCCAGTCACTCCAAAGGGTCGTAAGAGTCCATCTTCAAAGAAAGGCAAGAGTGGAAAGGGTGAGGATGATTCCCTCGCTGCACAACTCGCCAAGGCTCTCTCTCCACTGACTGAGACCATCAACAGCCTCAAAGGGCAGGTTGAGGAATTGAAGAGTGGTAAGACTGCCGATAGCCGCAAAGCACGTCTGGAGGCTATTGTCAAAGACACTGGCAAGTACGGTGAGCGCGTGATGAAGTCTTTCGCTCGTATGTCGTTCAAGACCGAAGAGGATTTTGAAGATTTCCTCGATGAGGTTGAGGCCGATTTGGAAGCCGAGAATCAAGACCGTCTGGATAAGGGTTTGGAAACCCTCAGTAAGCCAGCAGGTGCGATGCCCGGCAGCACGGTCAAAAAGGACGATGAAGAAGTAATGTCGGATGATGAGGTCAAGGAACTGGCCAAAGGCTAATTCGTCCAAAGTCTAACAATTAAATCCTAACAACAATGGGTGCAAAAGCAAATCTCGTAAACGAGCCCCAGGCTGTCGTTGCAGGTATTGACTCCGTAGTCATTCGCCAGTACAACGGTGGTATCACTGGTGGTTGCACACTCGATATGACAGGGTTTGAGGGTCCGATTAAGGCCGGACACCTTGCTATCCGCACTCTGGATGAGGACGGTAGCTATACCTACAAACCCATGCCTGTGTCGGGTGAAAAGTATGCCTCACTCCCTGCTGACCATGAGTACGCAGGTGTGGTGGTAGCCTCTAAGCCTGCCGACTATCCTATGGTCGGTATTATGGATGATGGCCGCGTGAATGACAAGGCAATGCCTTACGACTTCGCAGATTCTACACAGCGTGCAGCAGTCAAGGCCGCTCTTCCGAACCTCATTTTTGAACACGATTAAACCGTAGAGAACAATGAAGAAATCACTTTTTATTGAGTTCATCAGTGGCATCTGGCCGAAGTTGGCTCTCTATGTCAAGGAAAAGGTTGACCCGAAAGAGCGTACCTACCTGCATAAGACCATGCTCCGCGAGGTGTATTCCGCTGACCAGAAGTGGGAGGGCACAAGTGCCAAGACCACTTACGTTGCTGCTGACATGGTGGCAATGGATTCCCCTCTGCCCATCAAGAAACGTGGTAGCCTCGCCACCTCGAATGGTAAGCTGCCCAAGGTGGGTATGAAAAAGATTCTCCGTGAAACGGAAATCAACACCATCAACATTATGAAGGCTCACTATGCCACAGCCACCACGGATGAGGCAAAGAAAGCCGAGAAGTTCCGCATCATCCAGAACCTCACCAATGACGGTGTGGCTTGTTCGGTTGGTATTGACGAAAAGAACGAAGCAAACTTCCTCACTGGACTTTGTGAGGGTGTCGTGCTTGTTGAGGACGAAGATAACACTGGTACTGGCCTCCGCGTCAACTATGGCTATCTGGAAGAGAACACCTTTGGCACTATCAAGAAAGGTGAGTTGTCTAAGGAGGACTTCGAGAACGTCAACGATAAGGCAAATGAGGATGGTAACACCATCGTTAAGTGTCTGATGTCTAAGAAGCGGTTCGATGCTATCCGTCGCCTCCGTTGGGCACAGGAAATGGTTGCCGACTATGAGGGCAAGATTTACGATGATGATGATAAGCTGAAAACTCCGTCAAAGAAAGCCATGATGGAAGCCTTTGAGGATGAGTTCGGCTATGAAATCGAAATCATCAACCGTAGCGTTGTCTTTGAAAAGAACGGCAAGCAGCACTCCGAGAAGCCTTGGAATGACGAGCGCATCGTGTTCATCTGCAACACCATCGTTGGCTCTCTCGTCTGGGGTACTCTCGCTGAGGCTACCAATCCTGTTGAGGGTGTCAAGTATGCTACCGTTGACAAGTACAAACTTATCTCCAAGTACTCGAAGAATGACCCCTTGCAGGAGTTCACTTCCGGCCAAGCACTCGTTCTTCCTGTCATTGAGGATGTTGACCAGATTTATGTCATTGACTGCAACGAGGAGAAATCCGCTGCCGTTGACACTACGGCTGAGACCGCAGACAGTGAAGATACCTACGTCACCATCAATGGTAAGAAGTACGTCAAGGCTGACGTTATTAGCGGCTTGAAGTCTATGGGTGTTGACATCGCATCTTCAGCAACCGATTCCGCTGTGATTACCGCAGTGAACGGTCTGAGTGATAAGGATGAGAAGAAACTGCTGAAAGGCTGTGTTTACTTCCCCATTCTGACACCTGCCACTCTGGAGTTCGCCAAGACCGCTGACAACACAGGTAAGACCGTAAAGGTCGGCACCAATGACACAGAGAACCTTGCTACCGCTACCGCAACTACCGAACAGGCATGGATTACGCCTACCATTGACGGTGACACCGTGACTGTTAAGGTTGCTGCCAACAGCGAGACAAGCGCACCTGCTCGTACTGGTACAGTTACCGTGACTGTCGGCACTAAGACCGCTACCATTACCGTGAACCAGGCCGCAAACGCCTAAACTCTGGATAGCGCATGAAAACAATCAGACAGGCCCTAATTGATGAGGTTCACTATCCCGTAGGAGTGGGATTTGTGGATAATAAACTCATTGAGCGCAGACTTGACGGTGAGGGTGAATACACCTATGAGATTTCCCAAACCAACGAGTGGAAAGGTGCTCTGGCTGATTGTCTCTACTCTCTTCTGCAAGCCCCATCCGTCCATGAATCAGACAAGAGCATTAGTGCTTTGACTGACAAGGATAAGGAAAGGCTGTTAGTCCGCATCAATTCACTTTACCAAGCCATCGGTGAACCTCCAGTAGGCGGTGAGCCGATGGTATATATCGGAGGTTAGTAATATGGCTGTACTCGACTTTGCCGCTCATACTCTGGATTATCTGGAGGTGGTTCCCGGCCACGATGATGAAGAGACTGGCGATTACATCAAAGGCTCATCAGTCTGGGTCAATGGCTACTGCAAGTGCGACATCGTGCCAGCAGGTAAGGCCAACACCATCACCATTCCAGACGGAAAGGTAGAGCCATACGAGTACACCATATACAACCTACCGAGAACCTGCCGAGAGTTCAAGTACGGTGAAACAATCCGCATCCGATTCTATGACAGTGAAGAGGTAAGGGAGTTTAAGGTAAAGGGCTTTCACAGATACCAAATGCAGTGTAAAATCTGGGTGTGACCTATGGCAATAAGAATGACAACCCCTGCAAGTGCAGTTGAGGCTTTCTTGAAGAAAAGTTTTGACATCATCAAAAACGAAATCTTCATGGCCTTTGCCAAACTCGGAGAGGAAAGTGTTCGCAAGGTCAGAGACCGCACAGCAGATGAGAGTTGGATAGACCATACCGCCAACCTGCGTTCATCCATCGGCTACTCCATCTATGACTACGGAGTGAAACAGATTGAATCCGCATTCGATGTGGTCAAGTCTGGGAAACTCGGTTCCGATGAGGGAAAGAAGATGGTTGCAGAACTGGCAAGGGAATATGCCAATGTCTTTGCACTTGTGGTTGTAGCAGCCATGAACTATGCAGACAAGGTAGAGGCTATCGAGAGTAAAGACGTTCTGGAATCCACACGGATATGGGCGCAAAATGAGGTAAACGCACGGCTCGAAAGAGCAAAGGAAGTCGCATTAAAGAAAATAAACGCACTCACTCTATGAAAACGGACGAAGAGATAAAGACTGACATCTTCAAGCACATCAAAGGCTCGGAGTTGGCAAGTACCATCACAGGAAAGGTGAGCAAGAGGAAAAGACCGCACAACTCAAAGAAAGAGGATATAATTATCTCTGTCCTCGCCAATGAGAACCGTCAAGTCCAGGTAGCCACCGTGAATGTGAATATCTATGTCGCTGACATCACCGTTGACAATCAGCCAGAAGAGGACACAGTGCGCATCGAGGAACTTTGCAAAAAGGCCGTATCACTGTTTAATGTGTTCTGGGGTGCAGACAACTCCTATCGCGCCTCACTGCTCCGGCAGAGGGTGTATGAGGTGGAGGCAACCAGTGAACACATCATCAATAATCAAATCGAGTATAAATCATTAAACGAATAGAACTATGCCAAACGTAACAAAAGTTTTAGGTTGGGGTAAGTGCGAGGCCGGAGGTTTCTCTGACATCGTGGAAAACAGCACATCGCTTTCTGTTGAAGAGGGTCAAGAGCAGAACGCCAACATTGAGGGTGGAGAATCCGAGGGTACGAAGAAAGCCCCAGATAAGTACATCCTTACTTTCAATCGTCGTATCGGTGATGTGTCGGAGGTAAACGGCCAACTTGGATTTTCTGGAAGCGGAAACAACGTTACCGTTACTCCAGAACTGGTAGGTGCCATTGGTTGCACCCTCACCGACTGCTCCAAGCATGTTGCTGTCAAGTTTGACACTACCGATGGTCTTGTGGCTGTTTACACCTATAAGACCAAGGGAAAGACAGACGCAAATGGTCACTTGACCGACATCACCTTTGCCGCCAAAGCTGCACAAGCTGGCGGTTAAGGAGCCTCATACCATGTGGGGGTGATAGCAGTAAGGCCCCACATCTGGGTTAGTTCAGTTGGTAGAACGTCACTTGAAAGAGTGGAAGTCGCGAGTTCGAGCCTCGCACCCAGAGCAACTAAAAAGAACAACCGATGAAAGAGATAGAATATGACCTCGCAGACGTTATAATTGGCAGACCATACGGATTCACGGTTGGTCGCAAGCATTTTTATCTCTACCCCATCACCCTTGCCAAAATGTTCTTGTTGAAGCGTCAGATAGACAGTCTGGAAATAGACCAGTCCATCTTACACGTCAATCCATTTCTGGAAGCCATGCGCCTTGTCAACAAAGATAAGGAAAAGTGCTGCCAGATATTAGCGTATCATACAGCCCCCAATACATACAAAGACTTATTCGACCATCGTTCAATCACCATCCGAAAGAATTACTTCGTGAATGAGATTGAACCCAGTGACCTTGCGTCCCTACTCATCATGGTACTCACTACCGATAAGACAGAGCAGCTTATCAAACACATGGGCCTCGACAAAGAGCATGATAGACTGCATACCGTGATGGAGGTAAAGAACAAGCACGACAAAAATTCCGTATCATTCAATGGTAAGGGAATGTTCGGCACGTTCATAGCACCGCTACTGGAAATGGGATTCACTACTGACGAAATACTCTATCAGCGTGGCTACTCGTTCCTACGCCTCATGCTCGCAGATAAGGTGACAACACTACACCTTACAGATGAAGAGCGTAAGGAACTGCCAGAAGAGGTAGGAGGAACATCCGTAGATGCCTCTGACCCCAACAACGCACAGAAGATTCTCGCAGCAATGAAGAATAGAGGGGTTGAGGTGGGGGCTTGACGAACTTGACGCACTATAAAAAAGGTGCAAACGTAAAATCGTACAAATAGGACATCGAGATATGGCAGGTATAAAATTCGACATAACAGGTGACAACAGAAACGTACTGGATTCTTTCAATGGAGTGCAGCAGGGAGTGAAGCGTATGGAGAATGCTGTTGAGAAAAGCGGCAACAGTATTGAATCCATGTTCCAACGTGTCACCTCATCCGCTTTGGGTGGAGTGAAACAACTGGCTGCAGGTGTGGCCGGACTGACCGCGTTAATGGAATCTGGGAACTTCATCAAGACCCTGTATAGCGACATGGGCAAGTTCTCAGCCGCCATGAAAGAAGTTAGCACCCTGTCTGAAGATGTCACCAATAATCTTGAATCATACAAACAGAGGGTCGTAGAACTCTGTACCGAGATAGCCATTGCCCCAGAAGAGGCAGCAAAGGCACTCTATCAGATTGAATCTGCCGGACATCATGGAGCCGATGGTTTGAGGGTTCTTGAAGAATCTGCCAAGGGTGCCATTGGTGGCGTTACTGAAACGGCCATAGCCGCAGATGCCATCACTACCATCTTGAACTCATACAAGATGAGTGCAGAGGAAGCCGCGCACGTCAATGACCTGCTGTTTACCACTGTCAAACTCGGTAAGACTACCTACGGAGAATTAGGATCGTACATTGCGCAGGTGACACCAATAGCCGCAGCGTATGGAGTTGCCATTGAAGATGTTCTGGCCGCAGTCGCATCACTCACCAAATCTGGAACAAAGACAGGTATTGCCATCCGTCAAGTACGCGATGCTATCACGGCCACTACAAACTCTCTGGGTGATGGTGCTTTCAAGAGTAGAACTTTCCTTGAAGCGATGGATGAGGTGGCTGAGAAATCCAAGGGTTCTGAATCCGCTTTGAAGAGTGACCTGTCAAAACTACAAGCCATGAATGCTGTTCTGGCACTCACTGGTGAGAATGCCGCATCAGCACGTCAGGACTTCGAGGATATGAAAAACTCCACAGGTGCAGCCACAGCCGCTTATGAGAAGATGGCTGACTCCGCAGGGAACGCCACTACCAGACTACGCAATAACATCTTTGCGTACTTCATGCCTATTGGTGATGAGATTCGTTCAATGAGTAAGAGTATCGCAGAGAGCATGAATGAGGCTTTCGACAATGGCAGTATGCAGTCGGCCTTGACTACTCTGGAATTGTTCATTGCAGCCTACGCCACCTATCGCGGAATGTTGGCAGCAAATGGACTGAAAAACTCCCTCGTTGCCAGTAGTGAGGTTGCGGCCACCAATGCCGCGTATGAGGCCGAGATTGCGCAACTGCAAACCATCCTACCGTTGAAGCAAGCCGAAGCCCAAAGTGACATCGAGATTGCCGTGGCAGAGGGCAGACTGACACCAGAGAAAGCAGCCCTCATCACCTCATTGCGTGAAGAGGCAGCAGCCCACCTTGCGAACTTACAGGCACAGGCCGCAGAGGCACAGGCCGCTTTCAATGAATCCACTACCATTTCAGCGCAGATAGCGTTGAGACTGGAAGAGGCAGAAACAGCCGTAGCAGCCGCAGAAGCCAAATATGCCGCAGCCGTTCAATCTGGGAACCAGACAGCCATTGAATCCGCAGAGTTGGAACTGAATACCGCAGCATCCAACAGGAACAGTGTAGCCAAGGAATTGATGGCAGCAAGAGAGGTTGCAGCCGCAGCCGCAGCAAAGGCAGAGACCACTTCAAAGATGGCCAATAGTGCCGCAACCGTAGTAGATACCGCAGCACAGGGAGCCGATGCAACGGCCACTGGAATACTCGCAGGGGTTAAACTCACATTGAAGAAAGCCATTGATGCCGTTAATGCCTCGTTCCTCGCATCCCCTATATTCTGGATGGGTGCGGCCATTGTAGGTGTGACCTATTTAGTGTATAAACTCTGTACCGCTGAATCAGAGACAGAGAAAGCCACTCGCAAGGCTAATGAGGCGATGGAAGAGCAGAACAAACTCAATGAAGAGCGCAGGGATAAGGTGCAGGGGTTACTCCGTACCATACAGGATAAGAACCAGACAGAACTTGCACAGTTAGCCGCCTACAATGAGTTGAAAACTCTCGTTCCAGACATCACAGACAAGTACACCCAACAGCAGTTAGCCGCTCTGGGTGCAGCCGATGGCCAGAGAGAACTCAACAAAGAACTGGAAGAGCAAGAGTATGAAGAGGCCAAGAAAAAGGTCGAAGAGTACCGTAAAGTAGTTGCTGACTTAAAGGCAGAGATTGGTGATGGTACACCATCTTTGACAGCGATGTATCAGTCACAATATACTGGTTCCAACAGTCAAGTCACCGCAAAGAGGCGTTTGCCTGGTGCAGAGGCTCAACTGAAAATATGGGAAGAGCAGGTGCAAAAGTATGAGGAATTACAGGCCAGAATCCGTGAGGAAAATACCCCTATTGAAATCCGAATCCAAGAGGCCAGAGATAACGCAGAAGTCAGACAGTCCATCGTTGACTTCTATTCTCGGGCAAAAGATATGACTGAGCATTGGCAAGAGGCTAATGAGCAGATAGATTTTGAGACAGGCCAGACCCGGTTAGAGGCTTTCATCGAAGAGGCAGAGGCAGAACTGGATGAATTACGCCAGAGGCAAGCCGAAAACCCCATTGATGAAAAGTTGAATCTGGAGTTGACTGAGAAGCAAAAGATTCTGGACGCACTCAAAGGCATCAAGGAGAAAGCCGAGAGTGACGGTAGTAATCAAGTGGACTTCTTTCTTAATGCACAGTTCAAGTTCAACTGGACTACTCTCCAGATGCAGTTAAACGCCGCCCTGGCTAAACTGAATGGACTGACAGCGCAGACCGTAGAGGGTGGTGCAACCTCACTTCAACAGGAATACGATGCAGCCAAATCTCGCTATGATGCAGCCATAAAGAAACTTGCAGAGATAGATGCCAATCGTAGCAAGTACACCAAAGAGGAAAGAATTGCCGCACAGTCGGAGTTATCCACCGCCAAGGATGCCTTTGCCGCAGTAGGTGGTGATGTCTCTACCAAATCTAAGAATAGTGACAGGCAAGCCGCAAATGAGAGGGCGCAGCGCATCAAACAGGAACAGAAATACCAAGACCTGTTGCGCAGACAGAGGCTCGACCGTGAACGTGCTGCAAAGGACATGGAGTTTGCCACTACCCAAGCCACCATTGACGCGATGGAAGAGGGTAGCCGTAAACAAGCAGCCCAAATCAATCTTGACTTTGAAAGACAGAAAGAGGAAATAGAACGTGCATACGCAGACCTCAGACAAAAGAAGATTGATGAGGCTCGCCAGTTGTGGGAGGCTAACCCAGATAACAAGGGCAAGGCTTTCGATGAAAGCACCGTCAATACTGACTATACCGATGCTGAGACCGCAAACTATCGTGAGCGACTGAGAGCAGCCGAGGTTGAACACAATCGCGCACTGGAAAATCTGAGGCAAGAGGATTTGCAGCACCTCTATGACTACATCAAAGAGTATGGTTCCATCCAAGACCAGAAAGCCGCCATTGCAGCCGAGTATGCTAACAAGATAGCCAAGGAGCAAGATGCCATCCAGAAAGCCGCGCTCGAAAAAGAGCGTGACCGTCTCATTGCGGAACTGGATATGACAGAGTTACAGAACTCTATCGACTGGGAAACGCTGTTTGATAATCTTGACAGACAATCTACTGAAGCACTTCGTCAACTGAAAGCCAAGTTAAAGGCCGCACTCGACATGAAAGACATTTCACCAGAGAACGCAAAACTGTTGGCTGAGAAGATTCTGGAGATTGAGGATAAGATTAGTGAGCGTACCAACGTCTGGAGTTCACTCATACCTGCTTTGAAAGAGCGTGAGAGACTGACCAGAGCCGCAGCAGAGGCACAGGATGAGTATAATAGAAAACTCCGTGAGCAGCAAGAGGCAATGGATGTGGTCACAGGGTTGCAGCTTGCTATCATTGACCAGATACATGAGGTTGTCGGTGAAGACATGCACGTTGACCTCGATTTGAACACAGTCACGCCAGACCAGAAACTTGACATCTTCGAGTTGTACGGCATAGATGAGACAAGCGAGGCAGGGCAAAGACTGTCAGAGGCTTTCGACCAGTTGCAGATAGCCACTACTGATTTGGGCGAAGCGATGGAAGATACATCTAACGCCCAGAAAAAGGTGTCTAATGCCAATGCGATGTTGTCCGGCAGTTCCATCGGTGACATCTTCAAGAACGCAGTAAGCAGTCAAGGAGGTGGAGCAATGGGCATTATCAACCTCATCAACGAGAACAGCCAGAGCATGGCAGACTTCATTGATAAGATTGGGGTTGAGAATACCGATTTCGGTCAAGCCGTGCATGGGTTCGCAGATGGCGTGAATGGTTTCACTTCTGCCATCGGTGCGCTTGCAAAGGGTGATGTGTTCGGTGCCATTAACGGTGTTCTGGATGGAGTGGCCGGGTTTGCTCGAATGGGAATCAATATCTTTGCAGGTCGTGGCAATGAGGATGAAATGGAAAAAGAAATTGCCGAACTGGCAAGAGTGAATGAGATTCTTTCTGATTCCATTGAGAAGTTGGCAAGTAAGATTAGTGATTCCACTTCTACCAACAAAGAATCCGTTGAAGCATACCGCAAGGCTCTTGATGCTGAAAGGGATTGGGAGGCCAACCAACGCAGGGCTATCAATGACAGGGCATCAGAGTATGCTAACAGCGGTTATGGATTCCTGGGCCTCGGTGGTAAACACTCATTCAATGCCAACTCACAGGGCAGCGGATGGGCAGGTTGGAATGAGTTCAACCAGATTTTGCGTGAGCATGGCTATTCGAGTACGGTCAATAGCGCAGGTAGTATGTGGAACCTCACCCCAGAGGAAATGCAGTTGCTCCGTGATTTCGCTCCTACCAGATGGGCAGAACTTTTCTCTACCGATGGCCACCGTAACCCACAGGATTTGGTGAATGAGTATATCGCTCGTTCTGGCAAGATTGATGAACTGACATCGGCACTCAATGAGAAGTTGACTGGCTATTCGTGGGATGGCTTCATGGATTCCTATAAGTCCATGTTGAAGAATCTGGATAGCACAACAGAGGATTTCGCAGACCACATACAGGAACTTATCACAAACGCCCTTGTTGAGAGTTTCGTGAATGAGACACTGAAAGATGATATTAAGGCACTGTATGACTATATCGCTAAAGCCTCAGAGGATGGAATGATTGATGCCGCAGAGAAAGCCAGAATAGAGCAGATGAACCAAGCCATTTCAGACAAGTCTCTGGCATGGCGTGAGAATATGCAAGCCTCTGGAATGATAAAGTCCAACAAAGACCCCTACGAGCAGAACGTATCTACTGGCGGTTGGAGTTCCATGGGCCAAGACACAGCCGATGAACTGAATGGACGTTTTACCGCACTCCAGATGTCAGGTGAGAGAATCAGCGAGGGCATCACTTCGATGGTCACGACCCTTGCAGCCTTATCCGCTCTTGCAGACGGTCGTAATCTGACACTCGTAGAAATACGAAACTTGATGATAACAAATAACGCATTCCTTGAGGACATTCTGGAAGCCAACAAAAAGGCTTATCAGAAGTTCGAGCAACAGTTAGACAAAATAGTAACCCAGACGAAATAATATGGCAGTAGCAGTAACGATAAACAGCAAAACTCTGGCAGGTATCTACCTTGATGAGAGTTCGGTCGGTCAACTTCTGACACCACCACCGATGAAAGACAGGGTGCAGAGTTCAAGCCGTTTGGAGCATGGTGTAAGAGTGGTGACAGAGGATGCCGCCTATGTGAATTATCGTGACTTCACTCTGAATCTCGGAGTGTATGGCGCGAATGAATCAGAGTTCCTAACCAGATATGCCGCTTTGTGTGCGGAGTTAAAGACTGGTAAGGTCGATATAGGCGTGCTTGGTTCAACGTACCATTGCCTCTATCTTTCCTGTCAGCAGTTCAGCCAGTTCATGCGTGGCGTTGGAAAGTTCGTTCTGAGACTGAGAGAGTATAACCCTAACAACCGTTAATAATGGCAGCAACAATAGACATAGTAGGAAGAAACGGCACGGTGAAACATTCAGCCGTATTCGAGGCTTCATCAGTTCGCAAGTTCGAGTTGATGAAAGAGGATTATGTGCGCCTGGTATTCACAACGTCCAATAAGTTCGCTGTCTCTCTCGGTGACTATATCCAGATAGGGCAGGACTTTGACCCTGCTTTGAGAGGCCGCTTTGAGATAACGAAACCCCAGAAGCCCACGTTTAACGCCTCTACTGGAGGCTATAACTATGACCTTCAGTTTGACGCACCTCACTACAAATGGAATAACAAGCTGTTCAAGTTTGAGCCATCCACACACAGGAATGAGGCTAACTGGTCACTGACTGACAAACTGCAAAACCACATGGCGGTGTTCCTCCGTAATCTGGAGTTCTACGGATGGAACTACACCGTTGACCCTGCATCGTACACCATCGAATCAGCCAGTCGTAACATCTTCATCCAGTACAATAACAAGTACCTGTTGGATGCTTTGACCCAGATTGCTGAAGCCTTTGAATGTGAATGGTGGATTGAGGATAGCGTTATCCACTTCGGCAAGTGTGAGACTGGTTCCGCTGTCAACTTCGAGGTTGGCGTGAATGTCGAGGATATGGGCAGCGAGAAGAGCGAACAGGAGTATATCACACGTCTCTACGCCTTTGGTTCAGACAGGAACATACCGCCTGACTACCGCCAGAATGATGAGCAGGTACTTATGAACGGAGTGGTACAGAAGCGCGTCATGCTGCCAGAGGCCACTCCGTATGTGGATATTGTCAATGGCCTTTCCGATGATGAGATAGTCGAGGGAGTTGTCATATTCGATGATGTGTACCCTCACATGGACTGTGAGATTACCGACCTGCAAACTGATATGCGCGAGGTAAAGGATGAGACCTCAGACGATGAGAACGCCACCATTACCGTGCCCATCTATCGGTTCAAGTGTTCGTCTCTCGAGTTCTCAAAGGATTACATATTGCCCGGCCAGAATCTTCAAGTGCAGTTCCAGAGTGGTGCATTGAATGGCATGATATTCGACCTTGCTTTCAATCCAGACGATGAGCCAGATAAAGTGAACGGTGCAGTCAATCCAGATTCACAGTGGTTTGAGATTGTCCGCAATGAGACCTACGGCCTCTATCTTCCAAACGAGACACTGAAACCTGCAAGGGCTAACTCATTTGTCCTGTTGGGTTGGAACGTAAAGAAGATTCAATCTGGATTAGGACTGGTGACAGCCGCAGAGAATGAGGTGCTGACCAGAACACAGGAGTATGCGCAGAAACTCCACACAGACCCCAACGTATATCCATGTAAGATGATGGCCGATTATATGTTTGGTCTTGATCGTTCCGGCAATCAAGATTCTACATATACCAAGGTCGGCTCATTCCCATTGGGTCAGCGCATCTGTCTGGTCAATGACAACTTCTTTGAGGGTGGCAGTCGCAATTCGAGGGTGATAGGCTTCGAGTATAAGATGGATATGCCCTACGATGGTGCTGTTATCTATGTCGGTGAGAGTGCCACCTATTCCAGTAAGAGAGACACCGAGGCCAAAATCAATGAGGCCATGGATGCCATCAACTACCAAGGCAGTAACTACATCGCCTATGGTGGCAGTTCAAACATCTACATCATCACCACGAATGAAGATACAGAGCCAAGTGATGGCAACGTCTATTCCGCACTGAAAACAGAGCGGTCGTTTGCTCGTAAAGACAGGGATGATAGCATCAGTTCCCTTTGGACGTTCAATCCTGGCAATGGCCAGAGAAGAGGCGTTCAGACCAAAGACTATCAGACGTATGGAGCAGCCAACGAGGATAACCTTTTCGGCAAAGGCTTTGAACTGATAGAAAAGACCATTGGCGGCAATCGTAGGACACGGTTAGAGGTCGATGAGCTGTTGGTGAGGGTTAAGGCTTTCTTCGCCTCTCTGGAAATCAGAGAAATCTCCTATGTCGGTGGAAACTATGCTTTCTCAGCAGCCGGAAGCCGAATCTACTATGTGGAGTGGTTGGGAGCAAGCGATGTTGTTCTGACAAAAGCAGCCGCAAATATCCCCCTCGTTAAGAAGTTCCGTTGCTACCTGTACTCTGATGATGGCACCACAGCCACAGAAAACAGATGGGCAGCGAATGACCAAGCCTTGTGTGAGACATTCAACATAGATTCTGGCGTACATTCCAACACGTCAAATAAACGCTACTGGAGGCGAGTTTTGGCAGTGGGTAGAGGAATTATACCATCACTGCAAGAAACGCAGCCACAGGCCCCAGAATTGGCCTCAAAGCAGTATCAGTATGTGGACTTATCCAACATGGTTTCCACAGACTATGAAGCAGGTAGCGCATATCCAGAGGCAGAGGATGCCATCGTACAGATGGGTAACTGGACTAATGCGGCCAGACAGGGTGTTATCTACCTCAAAGTCGAGGGCGCGGGTTCACCTGCCATCATGGAGTATTCGGGTGTTGGTGTGGAGCATTTCACTCTTCCAGACCCTACCTTGCTGTTGTCACCGTCAAAGAACGTCATTTATGGCGAGTTCCATTCAGTCGTGGATGAGACCCACGGCAATACAGGTGATGGCAACACCATCGAAGACCAGTTGAGGGCATTGATAGAGCAACTGAATGACATCAAGAATCAAGCCGATAAGAAGTTTGACATTTGGTTTGGCTCTGGCGCACCTCTTCCATCAAAGGACAGTCCGAGTGCAACACCTAACTACCCTGCAAGCGAGTGGCCTACTGATTCACTCAAAGCGTTACACGCACAGGATATTTTCTACGACACCACACGCACCCCTGCATCTACTGGAGGCCGGGCATGGCGATGGATTGCAGTAGAGAGTAACGGCACTGTCACCTACTATTGGGATGAGATTACGGACGCAGACACTTTGGCCTCTCTGGAAAAGATTGCAGACGTAGCCAGTGATGGCGTATTGACAGGTGGAGCCGAAAAGATAAGGGTGTTCGTTGACTGGAAGAAAGCGTTGAGCGAACATGAAGAGTATGCCGTGAGAGCCGTTGACTACGGAATCACTACCGAGTGGAACGCCTATCATGCTGCTTTCCTTGCTCTGGCCAATATGCTGAATAACTGGAGCGATTTAGGCAAAGACAGCAACGGCATCTATCTCACCCCTGCATGGTTCGCAAACCTGTATGCAGACACCACCATCAACAGCCCTGTAACATACAGGGAGAGGTGGGCAAATTATTATAGCGCTCTGGCTACTTTCGTTGATGCACTCCCAGAAAAGGCAAAAGACCTCATAGATGATATAGTGTCCGATGGCATCATCAGTGGAGGCACAGAAAAGAGCGAACTCTATAAGGAGTGGATGCGTACCAAAGAAGAGTATTTCGACTATGTGGCAAGGGCTACGGCCTACGGATTCACAACGTTTGGAAATCAAGACCACGCATCAAGGGAATACGGCTACTATCAAGATGAGGCCGCTTTTGAGAGTGCCTTTGACGCGCTCATTCTCATGCTGAATGGTGGCACATACGGAGGCGGTCAAGAAGAGGTGAACAAAGACGCTACCAACAGAACCGTCCTTTTGTATAATGGTCAGCAGTTGTTGTGGTTGCGAGACCTGCAAGCAAACACGGTGATTGGCAATTACTCATACACCGATGGAAGTTCCTCTGTTGCATACACCGCTACCAAGTACCGCCAACTCTGGAATACCTACTACTATGCGAGTGTTAAGCTGTTGAATGACTTTGCAGAGTATTCAAAGGCTCTGGCCGATGATGCACTTCACAGACTGGATGATATAGTGTCCGATGGCAAGATAACACCTGCTGAAAAGAACACGCTCCTTTTGAACTGGCGCGAGGTGGTGACTGAATACCCTGTACTCATATCGCAGTCAAACACATACACCAATGCGCTTGAAAGTGGTACGATGAAAACAGAGTTGCAGACAGCCTCATCGCAGTACATCACAGCGTTCAATACTCTGGCTACCCTGTTGAATGGTGGAACCACCTATGAGTATTCGTTTGCGAGTGGTAACACACCTGCCAACTTTCCTACGCCCTCATGGTTAGGTACATACCTCACCAGAACAGAGACGTTGACAGCACAGCAAAAGTTGGACTTCAACGCCGCTTGGGATGGGTACTATAACAAGCGTACCGCACTTCAAGACCTGTTTGTGGACGTTGCTAAGAAGTCTGGTGATGATGCCCTCGGAGAGTTGGATAACCTTGCAGCCGATAACATTCTGACACCCTTTGAGAAACTGACCGTGCTTCGTGAATGGGATGCAGCATACAATGAATATGAAAAGATTATCGCACAGGCTAACAAGACCCATGTAGATTCTTCTGCATACACCAACGCTTTCTATCGTCTGGGTAACTACCTCTATGACAAGACAGACAGCACGACCAACAGGCACGTCACTTACAACACAATGGCTGGCAGTATTCTCGTTGCCAGTGGTGATACGGCTATCAGTGGTAGCCTCTTCAAGACTATCTGGAGCAATTACTACAAAGAGCGTTCTGATTTGGTCGCTGCAATATCCGTCTCTCATGTGTCCTACTTTGTGTCTTCATCCAACACACCCCCTACGCCTCCGTTCAAGGTGGGTGATTTGTGGTTGCAGTCAGACACCAACGAAATGATGGTGTGTACTACGGCACTTGCCTCTGGAAACAATAGCTACACTGTCAGCAATTATTGGGCCAACCTAAAGGACATCACAGAGAAGAGAGACCCACGTCTGTTGCTTGCATCAATGGCGAACATGGTCTATACTTACGATGGTGGATATATCCGTGACAAGAGCATAAACCAGTACGTCAATATCTACCTTGGTGCAACCATACCGAGTACGGCAAATGCCAATGGTGATATGGCCTACGGTGCCAATACTAACGTGGTGAAGCGTTTTGAGAGTGGTAGTTGGGTTACTATCGAAAACGACCTCTTCCAGAACGTGTTCAAGTCCGTGTATGAACTGACTGGAACTTATACCATCCGAATCTTTAGGTTGAAGCCCTCGTTGGTCACTCCTAAACTGTATGACATTCTCTGTTCCCAGATAACTTTCACAGATACCAATTTCCCTGTTGGTGATGCAAACAGAGAGGTTGAGGGTGGTATCTTTATCAGAATGTACAACGGTTCTGATTGGGAGGTTCTGCAAGAATCGAATCACAGCGTTATCCAGAATCTCCCTGGCTATATCCGTGCCGTGGCTATGGCATCCGCTAATGGTGTGGTCAATTCGAGTGGGTTCATCACCTCATCCGATTGGGCAACACTTTTCTCACAGGCTACCGATGCAGACGGTAACATTCTTGCACAGGCTCATTTGGGAACATTCGTAACCAAGGTGAGTGATGGCAATGGTGGGTATAAGATTCAGAGCGGTGTGAAGATTGATGGTGACCAAGTGAACATTACTGCAGGTGACGCAATCAGTCTGGCAATATCCAATGCCGTAGCAGGTGTAAAGGGTTATGGCCCGAACTTGCTGCCTCACTCCATCATCAATGAAACCAGTAATGCGTATGGCTTCGGAAAGCGCACTCTGAAACTGGAGGCAGGTAAGAGTTACACGCTGTCAGCAAGTGGCATAGTTCCAACCTCGCTGCCCTCAAACATGGTGCTGAAAGTGTTCATCTACCGTAGAAAGGATTCCACTGAAGCAAGTACGACAAGCGAGATTGGTTATAGTTGGGCATGGAGCAGGTCGTTTAACATCACCAAGAATGGCGGTGCTGCCAGAACTGCATCCGTATCATTCACAGCAGATAAGACAGCGACCTATGAAATAGAATCCTATCTATATGACACCAACGAAGAGGGTGGAGCAAACGGCACTGGCAACTCTGGTACTCGCACATACCCTGTGACAATTCTCTGGTATAAGGTTGAAGAGGGAAGTGTGGCCACTTCATGGGTTCCAGAGGAAAGTGATGGCAACGGTCTGGATAACTTCATCGTGAATCCTCTGGCCGTTACTGGCACCAAAGAAGAAAATGCAGACTTCACATCGTCTGAGGTGACAGATGGAACTTTCGGAAAGGTGTTGCAGGTGAGCCATAATGTCAATGGCCACTGGCAGTTGTTGTTTACTCGCAGAACCAACTTTTCTTTGCTGACTGGAAACGATGCCACATTCTATGTGATATGTAAGAACCTTGCTACCAGTAATGAGACTTACGTCCAGAATAGCGGTGGTACTCTGGTTCCGAGTAGGTTGTGCTTCGGCTATGATGATTCCGGCACACAGATAGTCGTAGATACCATCAATTCGCCATTCGTTGATTTGGGCAATGGTTGGCGTAAGTATTATGCCACAAAGAGAATGACCAGTGCTTTAGGCTCTACGGTTGGAATCTGTCACGTCATGGGTAGTTGGCGAATCTATGCCGTTGGTATCGTTCTGGGTGGTGTCTGCCCCCTGGTTGCAGAAATCATGTCAAAGAATAACCTGTTGACAACAGGTATTGACATCACTACTGGAATCATCAAACTTCGTGCAGATAAGGTTTCCTTTGAGAGTTCCGATGGAACGGTGACAAACAAGATTTCCATTGACCCGACCACAGGAACGCTAAAGGCTACCGATGCAGATATAGCAGGTAAGGTAACGGCTTCAAGTGGTAAGTTCGGAAATCTGGTTATCAGTGGAGATTACTTCTATGCTGATAATGGTGTGTTGCGTTTTGGTCTCCTTGGAGATTCTTACACCATCATGTCAACCAGTCAGCAAGAGTTGGCCAGAAATGCCAACCTCTACATGATGAATGATAGTTCATACTGCATCTTTGCAACCACGATGGCATCTGGACGTGCGGCAATTATTGCCTACGGCCCAACGGCTATTGAATCACAGGGCAAAACATCTTTGCAGGGTGGGCTTATCAAGAAACTCACTAAGATAAGTTCTGCATACACAGTCCTAAAGACTGACAGCATCATCTTATGCGAGGGTAGTTCTGCATACACGGTAACACTTCCGACTGATGCCGTGACTGGCCAACAGTTCACGATTATAAGTGACAATACGGCTAATGTAACAATAGCTGCCTCTGGTTCAGATGTTATCCGGCACTCAAATCTGATAGCATATAGTAATTTCCTCGGACAAGGTAGTGTCGTGTTACCTGCTAATGTTGAGGCACATAGTGAGACTGACGGTTGGAGTGGTGATACGACCACCTATTATTCTAAGGCTTATGGTGTGATTCTGGTGTATAACGCAACTGACCACAAATGGTATTCACGATATATAATTTGAATTGACATGAAGATAGTAAGATGTTCCTGGTTCCCACCAAAAGGGTATGCAGCGATTTCGCTTGTGTTCTGGCTGATAGTTAAGCCCAATGTCACTATCACGCCACGGTTCCTCAATCACGAAGAAATCCACGAAAGGCAGCAAAAGGAAATGCTGATACTTTTATTCTTCGTGTGGTATGCTCTGGAGTTCCTTATCCGTTTCCTGTTCTGTTGGAACTGGAAAAAGGCATACCGCAGTATCTCTTTTGAGCGTGAGGCGTATGCCAACGAAAGCAATCTTGACTACCTCACTACGCGCAGACATTATTCATGGTTAAAATACATAAAGCAATGAAGAAAATCGACTTTACAAAAATGGAGGTGCAAGTCAGTTTTGACGGCACGAAGAGAGTGCTGAATATCGCAAAGATACTCGGCAATGACATGATGTATAACGGTTCTGTAATCATGGACATCGGCTTTGAAGAGTTGGCCAGAACCATCTACTTCTCTGATGGCCCGGTCGAGGTTCCAGACCAGTATGTGCAGCCCATGTTGAGAGTTATCAACGAGTGCAACTATATTGCAGCAGTAAAGAGACACCTAAACGCCGTTCTCAATGGATAAGATAGGGTTCAAGGTAGAGGGTAGAGAAATGTTGGCCAATGGAATGGTCAAGGTTTCCATCGGGTTACTCAACAGTACGAGGCAGCAGCTTACGACAAACGAGTTACCCATCATCCTCAATTCCATCAAGCACACCTCGCTACTTCTGCCAGAGACCCATGTAGGCTTTGACTACACGCTCGATTTCCCATTGGAGAGAGGCTTCGGTTTCCCCTATGTGTTGGATTTTGCACTTGAAAGTGAAACAGAAAGAAATTTGACTTGATATGCCAGTACAGAAAATCAGTTACGCTAACAAGCGATATGGTGACTTGTGGACTTCACAGGAGGTCAACGAGATAAAGAGTGTAGTCAATGGCAATGCGGACATTCTCGAAGCGCAGCAGACAGCACTCGACAATATGAGTGACACGCTCGATGCTACTCTGGAGCAACATGCCCAGAACACAGAGGCGTTAAGAGTTCTTACTGAATCCAACGTGACGCAGGTGTTCCTCACCCAAGCCCAATATGATGCGCTCGTTGCCAACGAACAGGTTCAAGAGGACGTGTTATATAACATCTACGAATAATGCAGACATACAATCAGCATAGTATCATTGCCAAGGTGATAGGTGGTCAGACATTGGCGGCAGTCTATCACGGCTTGCATCTTGTCTGGCAGGCTGTCCGTTCCTGTTTCGGTTCTGGCGCATGGGTGAATGACAAGCCTTGGGTGAATGATGAGGGTTGGAAAAACGATTAGGATTATGGAGTACTACATCAAAGACAGAATAGCACAGCCTATTATCAGACGGTTCAAGGCGGTGTCGGATGGAGAGGGTGGTGTTACCCTCGTTCCTATCGGTGTCATATACCGTTGCATCGGTGGCGTGTTGAAAATCATCTGGAGAATCCTACGCTCCTGTTTTGGTAGTGGCTACTGGCAGAACGATATGCAGTGGGATAACAACGATGGGTGGAATAATGGTTAAACAATAAACGTATCTGTTATGAATGAAGAGTTAAAGACTTTCAGAATTGCCAATGAGATACAAATCCGATGGCCTATTCTGACTAACGGTGAGGCAGTGACCTTGGACGGTCGCAAAATCTCATTGTTTCTGACTGACCCACTGAATAAGGTCAGAAAGATTGATCGTTTCGGTACAGAGGGAAATGTGATTGTCTGGACGTTCCCGGCCAATGAGCAGGAGTTGACAGGCATCTACCATCTTACCGTGTTTGAGAATCTGGGTGGTGAGCATCAGACCGCTACTGACTACGTTAAGGCTTTCCGTCTTGTGGCCAGGAGTTCCGAGATACCATCATCCATGCAGGTTGAAGAGTTGCCGCTTGCATCCACTAACATAGATGCAGGAATCCACGGTCTTTCTGCCTATGAGATAGCCGTAAACTATGGCTATGAGGGTTCAGAAGAGCAGTGGATGCGTGGCTTTGATACCGTGTTGCACTCTACGGAACTTATCGTGGAATCTGTTGCAACGGCAGAGCGCGTCCTCCAGAGAACGGAACAGTTGTTCAATGACCTCTCTGAAATCCAACAGGCAGAGTTAGGGCGTGTTGCGAATGAGAACAGCAGACGTAACGCAGAGGATTTCCGCGTAGCCCAAGAGCAAGAGAGACAGAGACAGGAAGCCTTGCGCATAGAGGCTGAGACTGCCAGAGAGCAAGCCGAGACCAACAGGGCAGAGGCATTCCAACTCCATGAACAACAGCGTGACAGCCAAGCCGCATCAGGTGAGGATGAGAGAAACGCGCTCTACCGACAGGCAGAAGCCCGTAGGGAGAGCCAGACTAACCAGTTTGTTGAAGGCGTTCAGCAAGCAGAACAAGGCCGCATAGACGCAGAATCCTTGCGTGTTGAGGCTGAAACAGAAAGGTCGCAGTCAGAAGGCACACGAAAGAGCAATGAAACAAACCGTCAAAATGAAGAGATAAACAGAGCATCGAATGAGACACAGCGCAGAGCCGCAGAAACCAGACGAATCTCCAATGAGGATGAGCGCGTTCAACATGAGGCAATCAGACAGAGAGCCGAACAAGAACGTATCTCCAATGATGAGGTTCTGGCAGAAAGTGAGCGTCTGAGGGTCGCTGCTGAAACCAGACGTGACGATGCAGAGGCCACAAGGGCACTCCAGGAACGCACAAGGCAATCCAATGAATCAGATAGACAAACAGCAGAACAACAACGCACACAACGCACGAATGAGGCCATTGCAGGTATCACCAATGCAGTGAATACCAAGACTGCTGAATACAAGGCACAGTGTGATGAGGAACTGGCATCTATCCGAACACAGGCCCAAGCCGCCATCAATGAGTTCAACAGGACTGAATGTGTCTTGACCATGAGTGAGTTGAATGAACTGATTGCGAATGATGAGTTGGTCGAGGGTTGCGACTACAAGGTAATCGAAGAAGATATTGAATAACCCAAATTGTTTAAGTTATGGCAAGAAAAAGTAATCTAAGTTACAATGACATCCGTACTCTCAATGAAGATTGGGAACAGGATTCAAGGAACAATTTACCGTATAGCGGTGAATCAGTCCAGAAGTTCATCAAGCGCAAACTCCAAGAATCGGAAGATAAGGTGAGTGGTGTGCGAGTGAACAACCAGACCGTCCAGAAAGATGCCAACGGCATTGTCGATATTGACATTCCTGCCGTTGACCAGTCGCTATCAACGGAAAGCACTAATGCCGTTCAGAACAGGGCAGTAGCCACTGAGATAAACAGCATCAAGGGGCAGACCATTGACAGCATCCGTACTGACCCTGTGGAGGGTGACACGACGCAACTTGACCTCGTTTTCACCAACGAGCAAGGCACGGACTTTGCTTCAGTGCGAATCCCTGCTGCAAGTGAGATTGGTACTGTCACCTTTGCGAAAATCACCACTGAGTTACTGACTGCCAACCGTGTGAAGTTGGGCGATTCCATCAGTCTGAGGTGGACGTATGACCACATCATACAGGAAGAGGGTACACAGCATTCATCTGGTACGGCAGCGCAGACCCTTACCATCCGCGCCTTGATTGGTACTACTGAGGTTTACAGTGAGACGCGCCCGAATGTTCCGGCAGGTACTACGGACGTTCTGACACTCGGCCCCGATGTTATCACACAGGCAGGTACGGTGAACATCTACATCATCGCTCAGACCGTCTATGGCGAGGAATCACAGAGGGCGCAGGGCTTCAAGTCTGTTAGCGTGATTACGATGGATTTGGCCACTACCTTTGACCCTGCATCAGCACTGGCACTTTCCAACGGTTTCACAAACGGCCAGACCATCACCATTCCTTACACCTACACCGTTCCGGCAGGTACGACTATCAGAGTGTATAAGGATGGCACCCTGTTTGACACGGCCACCGTTAGCGGTACTGCCAGAGGTAACGTGTACCTCAATGCGTCCGACCTCTCAGCAGGTAGGCACAATATCCAGTTGGTTGCTGAATCAAGCGGCCTGTTGAGTAATGTAGTGAGTGTGGACTTGCTAAAGGCAGGTGGTTCCTCAGACTACCTCGGTATGCGTCTTTCCGTTCCTGTTGCACAGATTTCGGATATGCCGTTACCCTATGCCTATGGTGACACTGCACTACCTCTGGCCGCAGAGCAATTCGGCTCACTGACCATTGATTTTGCAGCCTGGCAGTCGGCAAATCTGGAGGCAACTGTTATCGTTGCCGTTGATGGTGTCACCACCCAGACCCTTGCAGCAGACCGCACCATGCAGACGTTATCACAGCGTTTCGACACAAGCGGCACTCATGCAATGACCGTCACAGTCGGCTCAACCACTCGCACCTTTGCCGTTGTGGTCACAGCAGCCGCAGGTGTGACAGAACAGGAGGCTATCGGTTACAGAACGAAACTGACTGCCAACGGTCGTACCAACAATGAGAGTGCTGTCACTCGTTCAGATTGGGGTGGCATTACCACGTTCCAAGGCGTTGACTTCAACACCAACGGATGGCACAGAGACGCAGACGGTGTGGATTCCATGCTGTTGACCAATGGAGCCGTACAGCAAACCAACATCAAGCCGTTTGTGTTGGATGAGACCGATAATGACTACTCCATCCAGAACAGGGGTATGGCTCTTGAAATGGAAATCAAGGTGTCGCAGGTCATGGAGCGTGGCGCAACCGTTGTAAGCTGCCTCTGGGATAATGACAACAGCGGTTATCCGATGGGCATCAAGGTTACAACCGAAGAGGCCGGACTGTTCTTTGGTGGTGTGGAAGAGATTACCACCGCTGAGGATTTGAAAGACGAATACGGCAACTATATCGACTATGAGGGCAACATCGTGGATTCTGCCCATGCTGTCCGTCTGAAAGTGACACGTCCAAAGGGTGTTGCTATGAACATCGCCCCCGACAAATGGATGCACCTTGCTTTCGTGGTTCAGCCTGTCAGCAATGGTTACGGCCTCGGTATGCTCTTCATCAATGGTGTGTTGAGCCGTGCAAACCGTTACTCTGGCGCACTCCGTCAGAACGTGCCGCAGTTGCTCACTTTCGATTCAGACAAGGCAGACGTACAGGTACGCGGCATCCGTTACTATCGTACACCTCTGACAGCCGATGAGGTTCTGGCTAACTGGATTATTGACAGACCTACGGCAGCACTCATCCAAGCCGCCCACCAGAAAAATGCGGTAGGTGACAGCAACAACACAGCCGATGCAGACGGTAACATCGCCATCAATAAAGATGCACTCCGTTCAAAGGGTCGTGGCGTTCTGACCATCATTCGCAGTGGTGACAGCGGTATGGGTTTGACAGACCTGTTTACTTGTGTTGACAAAAAGCAGAACTTCAAGGCCGACCTCGTAAAATGGGAGCCGCCTCTGGATTCCAACGGAAACTCCATCGGTCAAGGCTTCGAGGCAAGAAACGTCCGCGTGAGAATCCAAGGTACTTCATCCGTCAAGTACCCATACAAGAATATCCGCATCTATCTGACTACCGAACAGGACGGTGTACGCTCACTGGTTATCGGTGGTGTGGACGTGACAGACACCGCAAAGGGTTATCCTCTCCGTGGTGCTGCAAACTCCATCGAGCAGGGTGTTATCTGTTGTAAGACTGACTTTGTGGATTCCTCATTGGCAGGTAACACAGGTGGCGCACACCTCTTTGATACGACCATGAGAGCGTTGAACCTGCTGACACCCCCACAGGAATATGATGCAAGAGTAAGGCAGTCCGTGGACGGTTTGCCATGTGACATCTTCGCAGGTAAGAGTGAGGTAGGTGCATTAACCTATTGCGGTCAGTTTGTGTTGAACAATGAGAAATCCAAGTCCGCTACCATCTTCGGCATGGAACCTGCTACTGGTATTCTCGTTCCTACTGGTGAGGAAGAGGAAGATGAGCATGGAGTAATGCAGCCTGTTTTGGGCAACCATTGGCCGTGTCCTATCGCTCTGGAGGCTCTGGATAACAACTCACCAATGACGTTGTTCCAGCCTGCAGGTTCAGAGAACAGCACCGCATTGGCCAACCAACTTGCAGACAAATTCGATGATGGCTTCGAGTTCAACTATCCAGAGGATGCCAAGTGGGCAAATGTCGATGAGGGCCAATGGGATGCAGGTAAAAACAAATGGTCAGTGAAGCCACTGCCAGGAGCCAGAGCCGCTATCAAGCGTTGGATGGGTTGGCTTTATGATTGCGTACCATCAGCCATGCGTTCTAATCCAGACTACGGCACCGCCGCAGGTTGGAGTGCAGAGAGCAAGGCAAAATGGGTGTCGAATAAGTTCAAGACTGAGATTTCAAACTACTTCGACCGCAACCACCTGTTGACGTACTACCTCATCATTGACTATCTCGCAGGTAAAGACCAGTTGGCAAAGAATATCCTCTGGAGAACGTGGGACGGTCTGAAATGGTATTCTACATTCTATGATGGTGATACATGGGAGGCTATCCGAAATGATGCCTTTATCGTGTACCTCTATAATATCACACGCGACAGCTACGATTCAGAACGTGCTAAATATGCCTTTGAGGGTCACAGTTCATGGCTCTGGTGTCTGGTACTCGCCAACTTCGAGGATGAGCTGAAGCAGTGTGCCGCCAACCTCCGTAACCAACTGACCACGCAAGCCGCCCTTGATGAGTTTGTCGGAAACATGATTGGCAACTGGTCAGAGAGACAGTATAACAAATCTGGAAAGTTGAAGTACATTGATACTATCGACACCATGAACTACGTCTATACGCTGACTGGAAACCGTGAAGCCCATATTACAGCGTTCCTCACCGACCGCGCCCGACTTCTGGATGCCAGATATGGTGCAGGTGCTTACAATGGTGACGTTGTGACATTCACGGTGGTACGCGAGGCCAACGATGCAGTCTCTTCCATGAAGTTGAAGAGTGGTGACCTCTACTACTTTGGCTACAAGTTAAATGGTATCTGGCTCCAAGGCCCAAGCCGTGCAGACCTCAACGAAGAGTTGACGTTGCAGTTCTCGCAGAGGTTGGCAACCAATGACCCCCTCATGCTCGGTGGTGCAAGTTGCATCAAGGAACTTGACCTTACCAACATGGGCAGTCAGTTGAACGGTACGGTGAACCTCTCTCTTTGCTCGATGCTGTCTAAACTGGTGATGCCTGCAACCAATGGCGTAGCAAATGCGCCTCTGACACTCGGTGATTCATCCAAACTCCAGTATATCGACATCACAGGGCAGACAGGCGTACACACTGGAACGGCAGGTGTCTTTGACGTGTCGAAGCATACGCGACTGACTACACTTCTGGCAGGTGGTACGAGCCTCACGACTGTCAAACTGGCAGAGGGCGCACCCACTACTACACTGGTTCTGCCATCCACTCTGACTACACTCACTTTGCGCTATCTGCCTAACTTGACGCATAGCGGACTGACCTTGCAGAATGCAGGTGCAGTAAGGGCATTGAACTTCGCAGAGTGTCCTCACCTTGATTGGCGTGTCCTGTTGCAGCAGTGCAGCAATATCGACCATGTGCGTATTGAGGGTATGAGTGGCCGCGTCCGCTCTTCTGTACTCCGTCCGTTCATGTCTGGATATATGGGCTTGACAGCAACAGGCGCAGAACAGACGTATCCGGCACTGATTGGTTCCGTCCAACTCATTGACGTGGTAGATGATTTCGCAGAAATGCAAGCGTTCTTTGAGCGTTGCGGTCTGGAACTCACAGAGGCACAGTATTCAGAGTATGTCTTTGAAGATGAGGAAACTGACCCTGCCAACGTCACGAATGTTGACAACCAGACAGGCTATCAGCACCGCGTAGAGGGTGAAGAGTACGAGAGAGCGCATCCCAATGGATATAACGCCAGTGGTCATGTGAAATCCATCCATGACAGATGCCAGATTGTTTCCGGCATCATCAATCCAGTGTCTCACAAGATGCACTGTACGAAGATTTCTAAGAGCAGTCTGAATCTGACCGCAGACGGTGACGCATTCAATCCTACCGACCCCAACGGTGAAATGTATGATATGTTCCTCTACCTGCCCAAGTATTACTACAAGGGCGTGAATGACTTCAAGAATGCCAGAAAGCACCTCTTCCTGTCAAGTAGGACAACCACACCTGTAAGCACAGCCACTATCACGCAAAAACTGGTATTGGCAAATCTTCTGGAGGTTGATGGTAAGGTCATAGACAACCGCTATTTCTCTGTTGGTGATAACTACGATTCATCCATCCTCGCTACCGCTACCGAGTGCAATCTGTATAAGGTAGATGTCAGCGGAATGAAGCAAGTGCGCTTCCCTGGCATGAGGCATAGTTACTTCTGTTCGGCATTTGCTGATGCCAACGGAAAACTGGTGGAACTCTTCACATTCACCATGACAGACGTAGTGAAGAATGGTAGCATCGTGAACCCATCCGACTTCGACAATGATTTGGGTGATTATGTGTTCCTCACTGTTCCCGACAATGCGAAGTACCTGTATTTCGCTTGTAGAAAGACTGCTGCCGCCAAACTGCCGCAAGTCATTCTGACTGATTCATCCGAAATCGAGGCCATAGAGCCAGACTGGGTAGAGCATAAGTCAGAACTCATCGGTATCTACCAAGGTTTTGCCGCAGGTATCGTAACAGGTGGTACACCAACGAGCGGTTTGCGTTCTATCAGTGGAAAGAGAACCTCCAGAGGTAACGGTACATCTACACAGAAAGAATGGAGTTACGACAGTGACGGTAATCCTACTGCCCTGCCATCGGTATCTATCAACGGCACCGCACAGGATTTCTTCAACCTTGCATCCATTCGTGGTGAGGGCTATTCCACCGTTCCCTATGAGACCTCAAAGGATATGGCCAACCTGCTTATGGCATGGTTCGGTACTCGTGACATAGAAACCCTTGTAGGCCGTGGTAGTTCGCCAGACTACACTACTGGCGTGAGAAACAGCATCGCCTTTGGTGATACATCATACTACGCCACCAACGAAATGAATAAGATGTGGGGTCTTGAAGCGTGGACTGCTACAATGTATGAGTGGACTGATAAGGGTTGTATGAATGCGCCCTCATTCGATGCGTTCAAGAAAGCCAGACGTGTAGAGCAAGCCGCATGGGCGGTAGATTACTACTACAACATCTTGCAACAGGACGGTCAAGAGCGTAGGGTTAAGGCTGCAAGTGACAACCAAGCCACCTGTGCAGCGCGTGTCCGCTTCGGTAGATATTGTGATATTGTGGCATCAGCCTATACCAACGAAACTACCTATGCGATGTGCTATGCGGCCTATCAATCTGCCAATAGTGGTAAAGGCCGCGTTCTCGGTCGCTCGCACAACTACGCGAATGCGTATGCGGGTGTCGCTTATTCGAGCACGGGTAACGCTTCATCGTACTCGTACACGTTCAGCGGCGGTCGCCTCTGCTTCTTCGGAGAAATCGAGAACGAGAGCGAGTTGTGCGACTAACTGGAAATGAGGGTGTGGGTGGTCGAAAGGCCATCCATCCCCTCGACTTTGAAACAATGAAACAAAAAATGTATATGAAACAAAAGGTGGAAAATCCCACGGGCCGCGTTCTCGGTCGCTCGAACAACAACGCGAATGCGAATGCAGGTGTCGCTTATTCGAACACGAATAACGCTTCATCGAACTCGAACACGAACAACGGCGGTCGCCTCTGCTAAATCAACTCTGCTTCACGGTGAGAAATCACTGGAAGTTTAATCGTTGCTACGGTGAATGACTACGGGATAGTCAATGACAGTCAGCGAGGGATTGGAACCTTGGCAACAGCGTGGAAACACGGAAAGCCAGAACATCACAGGGTGCGGTCGATGATGGGCAAGTAGGCATTATGCTCGAAAGTGCTATGACCGCACGAACGAAGAAGAAACTTATTTTATCATGCCAAAGAGATACGGTTATCTGATTCCAAAGATTGTTGAACGTGCTAACATGGATAGGGCGTTTGATGAGGTGGTTGACCAACTGCCAGACAATCCGCGTACCTTTACCCACAAGGGAAAGAAAACGGTGTTGTCCGGCAGACGCACCACCTATCGCAGTCACAGGGAAGAGGTAATCGCCAGACTGACTAAGGAGATTGCAGATGGCACGTTTAGGGTGAAAGGCTATCGGGAAATGGAAGTCAAGGATGGGCCAAAGGTGAGAACCGTTCAAAGCCCATGTGTGACTGACAGAATCGGTTGCAATGCCATCATGCGAGTGGTTGAAGATAAGATTTACCCAAGTGTTATCCGTACATCGGCTGCAAGCATACCTGGTAGGGGCATGCACAAGCTGTTTGCGAAGATGAGACACGACATCGAGAATGACCGCGAGGGTACGGCATACTTTTACAAGTGTGACATTCGCAAGTTCTTTGAGAGCATAGACCAGAATGTGATGTGGGGTGTGGTACAGAGTTACATCAAAGACCCCATATTACTGCCAATGCTCCATGATTTCGTGACCATGATGCCAAAGGGCTTGTCTATCGGATTGCGCTCGTCACAGTGCTACGGCAATATCATCCTTAGTTTCCTCGACCACTACATCAAGGATGAGTTGGGTATAAAGTATTACTACCGCTATTGCGATGATATGGTGATACTGGCCTCAACGAAAGAAAAGTTGTGGATTATCCGCGACATCATCCATGAAAAGGTGGCCGAGGTGGGTCTGGAGATAAAACCCAATGAAAGCGTGAAGCCTATCTCGGAGGGTATAGACTTTCTGGGGTATGTGTACGATGGCAAGAAAGCGAGGTTGAGGAAAAGAACCAAGCAGAAAGCCGCTCGTAAGTTGGCTAAGATTAAGAGCCGCAAGCGCAGACAGGAGATAATCGGCAGTCTTAAAGGCATGGCTAAATGGTGCGATGCAAAACACTTATACAAGAAATTAACTGGTAAAAACATGGATTCATTTGCAGAACTAAAGAAACAAAAGCAAGCAGAGGGCGTGAACTTCACAGGTAAGGATGGAAAGCGTATCTTACAGGGAAATCCAGAGAATCTTCGCGCACTCGTAAACACTCACATTACAATCATTGACTTTGAGCCAGACGTGCCTACTCAGAACGGCCCTCGTTATGTGGTGCAGTTCCAGAAAGACGATGGTACTATGTGCAAGTATCTCACAAATGATTCAGAACAGAAGTTCTGGCTCAATGAGTTGCGAAAGAGTGGTAAGCTGCCTTTCGGCACCACCATCACACCGCAGTTCTTTGGTCAAGGAAAGGTACGTTATCAATTCACATAAAAAGTTTAGATTATGGAAAAGATTTTTGGAACAGACCAGAGGCATGACAGCCTCATCGTCCACGGTACAAAGAAAACCGTGCTGATTTACGGTTACGGTGAAGAGAATGGCCAGGGCTATGATTTTCGCCATGTGTTTGACCATATCCCCACGAAAGAAGAGGTGATAGCAGTCATACATGACCAAGTGAACGCAGAGACAGACAGAACGATTCTCACTGGCTACCAGTGGGAGGGAAAGAACGTCTGGCTGTCAAGTGAAAACCAGTTCAACTTCAAAGCCGCCTTTGACGTGGCCGTGCAGACACAGGGTGCCTCACTGCCAGTCAAGTTCAAACTCGGAGAGGATGAGATGGGTGTGCCAGTGTACCATACCTTTGAGGATATGGAAGAGTTTACGGACTTCTACACCAAGGCCATCACGTTCATCATGACCGCTCTCAATGAGGGGTGGGCTGAGAAAGATGCTGCCTTGCAGTGGGTCGAGACGTTGGACTTAAACGATGATGAAGAATGAGCATAATAGCCTTACTGGTGGCATGGGGCATGATGCCTTACGCCATCGTCAAGAAAGATGGTATTCCAGATTCGGTGTCTGAAATAGCCTACATCATACCTCATTGGGCTTTCTCAGCGTGGATAGCCCTTATAGGTGGTTTGCTGATGCCCGACTTGATGGATAACCTGCCAGACAATTTGCAGTTTATCGGCTTCCTGTCAGTGGTAGGGCTGTTGTGTGTCGCTGCATCCTCATACTATCGGACTGAGAACGCCCCACTGCATTACATCGGTGGTATCATGTGTGCGTGTTGTGCTACGGCTGTTACTGCTATCGTATGCCCACAGGTGCTATTTGGTTGGTTCGTCTATGGTCTGATAATGGCAGAGACGAAATGGGAATCATGGTGTTTCTGGGGTGAGGTAACAGTATTGACGTTGCTTGTTCTCGCATTGAATATCTGACAATCCTACATTCCTTGGTTCTGGCTGCAAGGGTGGAGGGTTATATGTAGAACCTCAAAATCCAAATCAAGAATGACAGAAGTAATTGTTGGAATCATCAGTGCGGTTGGTGCCGTTGGAGGGTGGGAACTTGTCAAGTACCTGCTCAACATCAAAACCAATATGCGAAAGGAAGAGGCCGAGGCTGATTCCTTGGAGTTTGGCGTACTGAAAGACACCGTATCGTTCCTGCAGGAGCAACTGCATGAACAGGTGCAACAGGACGCGGAGAAAGAAAAGCGTTTTGTAGAACAGACACAGAGACTTCGTAAGGTACAGGATGATAACTATGAACTTCTCAAAGAGAAGAGCAGGTTAGAACTGGAATTGCAGATGTATCGGTGTGTGGTCAAGAAATGCCCGAATCGTGAACCTCAAAACGGATATTAAGTTATGGTAATACTTATCGACAACGGCCACGGCTCGAACACTGGAGGCAAGTGTAGTCCCGATGGGAAATTGCGCGAATACGCATGGGCAAGAGACATCGCAAAGAGGCTTGAAGCAGCTTTGAAGATGAAAGGCTATGAAGTGAAGCGTATCGTTCCAGAAGAGACAGACATTCCTCTCTCTGTCCGTTGCCGTAGGGTCAATGCCGTGTGTAAGGATAAGGGGGCTAAGAACTGCCTCCTTATCTCCATACACCTCAATGCGGCAAAGAGTGATGGTAAATGGCATGATGCAAGCGGTTGGACTGGTTGGATTGCTCCCAATGCAAGTGCCAACAGCAAAAGGCTTGCTCAGACCTTGTATAAGGAGGCTGAGAAACACAACCTAAAGGGCAACCGTTTCGTTCCACCATGCAAGTATTTCACAGGAAATTTCGCCATCGTGCGAGACACCAACTGTCCGGCTGTTCTGACTGAGAACCTGTTCCAAGACAACAGGGATGAGGCCGCTTACCTCATGTCGGAACAGGGCAAACAGACAATCGTACAACTCCACGTTGACGGAATAGTAAACTACATCAAAGGCGTATGATAAACTATCAGAATCCTAATGACCAGTGGCTCAATCAAGAGTTGATGAAAGACCTATCCCCAGAAGAGGCGCAGAAAGTCGGCTGTCTCTCTGGAATAGGGTATATAGTCGCTCTTGTTGTAGGACTACTAATTTGCGGTCTATTTGGATCGTGCTGCCCATGCAAGAATCTGGTTAATGAGACCCAGACCGTGGAGCGTGACAGCACAGAGACCCATGTAAAGACTGAGACCATCTATGTGACTGACACCCTGTTTGTCGAGATACCCAAGCAGACCGCAGAACGTACCACGGCAGATAGTGTCTCACATCTGGAGAATGACTATGCACAGTCTGATGCCAGAATCAATCCAGACGGTACTCTGTTCCACTCTTTAGAGACAAAGCCACAGCAAAAGCCTGTCGAGTTCCAGAAGCCCATCGAAAAGACTGACAGCGTGACAGTCAAATACAAGTACAAGACTGTCAAACAGACAAAGGTAGTGGAGAAAAAACTATCATGGTGGGAGCAACTGAAAATTGACTATGGCGGTGCGGCAATCATCGTCACATTATTGCTGATAGCGTTTGCAGTCTATGGGGTGGTGAGAAAGTTCACTATCAAGTAGAGTTGAGGGGTTGGCGAAATGCTGACCCCTCATTCTTTACCCAGAACGTAGTCTATCACTTTACGGTTGGCGGCATCCACCTTTGACATATTGAAGTTGATGTAGATGGCAGTAGTCTTATTCGTGATGGAATGACCCAGAGCCGCAGAAATCGTTTCATGGGGTATATCCAACTCACTTGCTATCGTTGCCCATGTATGACGTGCCCAATAGGATGAGAGGCCAGGAAAGGCGGCATGATGCACCTTGTGGAGTTTGTGCTTGTGGCTTCTGGGCTTCCATTCTGGGTTTGGCTCGTATGTCACAGGGCCAATCTCTTTGAGGGCGCGGTCGAACTTCAGCGTGAACGTCCGAGGTGACTTTATATCATCCATGAGGTTCAAGAGGTGTTCTTTGCCACGGTAGCGTTCTATTATCTCCATCGCTTCCGGCTCAACCTTGATAGAGTACATTTTCTTTGTCTTTGCCCTCTTATACACCAGATGTCCGTCTGGGGCAATCTCATACAGGTTGCACAGGTCGGTAACATTGATTCCGATGAGGTAGAAAGACAGCTTGAACATATCCAGATACCTTTGTTGGTACGGCTCAACAGGGTAGTTGAAGAGTTCGCGCAGTTGATGGATGGTGAGAGACCTCTTTGGGGTTGCCTCTGGCCGTATCTTAAACTTTCTGAAAGGGTAGGCAGTGGTGATGTCATTGTCGATGGCATCATTGAATACGGCTCTGATATTCCGAAAGTGAATGTTCCGGCCATTCTTTGCAGGTGACACTTTCATCAAGAATCGGTCGAAGCCATCCAACCACTCCTTTGAAATATCCTCAAAGGTGAGCGTTCTCGCGTGGCTGTCATATTCCAGAATCTTCTTTAGTGTCTGCTCGTATTTCTCTTTGGTACTCTGTGCCTCTCTGGTTGAGGCGTATAGCTCCATCCTCTTAACGAGTGAATTTGCCTCATACTCCTTTGGTTCCAACATGGCCATAATCTTATTCTTGATTTGGGTGGCCGAGAGTTTGGTAAGTTCCCCATCCTCAGTTAGCCTCATCAAGAAATTGCAGATTGCGGTTTTGCGGTTTGTGATGTAGGAGTTGATTTTGACTTTGTTCGGGTGTTCCTTGACTTTCTCCCGAACCTTATCCCACTGACTGGGTAGAATCCACTGGCCAAGGGGTATGTATGCAGACGAACCCTTTTTGTTGATTCCGATTTTGAGTTGCGCTTCTGACCCTCGCAAACTCCTTTTGTCAAGATAGATGTGTACCGTTGCCAT